GCTGACCAATACCGCCCTCAACTTCAATTAAAGGATATCTCATAGCCCATGGTTGCGCGGCACGCATTATCACGCCAACACAACTGGAATCACCATGGATATACATCCTCGATGCACTACCTACTGCCTTGAGAGTTTTCTTCATCGGCTTAGAATGAAGAAACTTATCCGTATACAGGCAATAGAAAATCTGACGAGCCGACGGCTTCAGACAATCTCTCGCATCAACCAGTGCGCGCGACTGTAGAACGGCGCCGGAGTATTGGATAAAACTTTCTTTTATGACTGATGTTAAATCTTCCATTTAGCTCTCCTTTCCTCAATTTCTTTTAATATTATAACTTAATTTTAAAGTTAAATCAATTTTTTTATATTTAGCGACAACAAAAATGAAGTTTTCCTTGACAGCTAACGTAAGGCGTGCCTTTCATTCCTTGACAAGTTCCGCTTTTAGCGTTCTTAGCTTCGGGGCGAAAATAAGAACACTTACCATTACCATTAAGGTAGTTTTGGATTTGCTCTTCTGGGTGATCTGCACAACAGACTTCCTCACCATATGAAGTCCATATTACTTTTTGAGTAAGATCTAATGGCACTTCTTTACCACATATTGGACAATTCATCTTAATCTTCTCCTATCTTTTGTTCTCTCACGAAAAGCACATGTACGCAGAATTATTTTTTGAGTAAAAGTAAGGCGGAGCCCACATAGCTCATAAAATGCAATAGGACATACTTTATAAAATTTTATCCAATCTTCACTTATTAAATTCTCGTCTATTTTTTCTTCAATGCCTAAGACTACTCCTACATCTGGTTTAGACTGTAATTCAATCTCACACTGCGGGCACACCTGTCGTCCCTCGGGAACTATCTCTCCGCAACAAACACATCTGTCTGCATCAGCCATTATCCATTACCTCCCAATAACTCTAAGTTGTCGTGAATGTTGCCAATAATTTTCATATATCCATCCATAGTAGGCAGAGTAAATTTATCGCCCGATTCTATGTATTCAACATAAAACATACCATTGCAATATATGACGATTGCCCGCTCGCAGGGCGATGTGTCATTCCACGCGCATTTGAATATGGGGTCAATATAAGGAACAAGCACTATATCGCCATCAAAAATCTTTGTACCGTTTTTATCTTTGAGACCTGTGTACTGTCCTACGGTGTCAGGGTCTACAATATAGTGCGAACTCGGCTCGTTGTATTCTTTTGGGTGCGGAACAGTAATATAATCACAAAGTTCGTCATCAGTCCTGCAATACTTAGCTTTATAATAATATCCCTCAACCCATTCACCGTTATCTATTCGCTTGCCACGAAAAAGTATCTCACACATTGTTGTCACCCACCATTTCTTGTAATGCTGATTCGTAAAAATTATCAAACGATTCTAATGCACCGTTAAGATGATAGTTTGCAATATCAAGACCTGTTCCGTAAAGTTCATCAAAATAGGATTTAAATACTTGTAGCTTCTCGATCTCTGCCTGTTGGCGGTTGATAAGGTCAAGGGTATTTTTAATAAGTGTTAAGTCAATGCAATCACAATATGAGCTGTCAATATATTCCGCCCTGTGTATTTCGTCTTTCCATTCGTTTATAATCTCGTTATCTGTATAATCGCTCATTTTTATGCTCCTTTACTTAACTTCTCTCCAATCAATTCTTTGTCCACAACGTGCACAATACTGATACCATGCATATAAGTATTCACCACAATGCGGGCAATGGAAATCTCCATAATAGATTTCTACGGGAGGTTCTCCTTTACTCTTCTGAATTATCTCATAAACCTTTTCTTTTGTACAGTTTGTGCCCCTCTCAAAAAACTTTGATATCGGTTGAGATAAAATTTCTTTTATTTGTTTCAATGTAACTTTCATTACTTTTCCTCCCTTTATAATAAAATTATAACAAAAAAAGGAAGGAAAATCAAATTCCCTTCCTTTAATCTTATTCTCGTATCATAGAGAAGTCTACATTTTTAAATATAAAATCCGTTCGTGGCTCTACATCTTTGCCCATCAGATTATACAAGAGATCACGCGCTTCTGGTGAGGTTTGGAACATATCAAATCGCTGATTTTTCGCTGTAAACATTGAATTATATGCTTGCTCCGGAGTCAATGAACCGATACCTTTATTTCTTTGGATAACCCCCGATATATGTCCGCGCGCAGCATCCATTTCTTCGTCTGTGAAATAATAGTTCTCGGTTTTTCCATTTTTAACAATGTAGAGAGGCGAACGTAACCATCCAAGCCTTCCCTCTTCAATGAACTGCGGAGCCAAATATTGTAATGCCGCCATCAGAAGCAGCCCTATATGGTAACCCAACGTAATCCGATGTTTCCATCGGCGCAGACTATATGTTACTTGCTTATGCAAGAATACTCTTTCCACCTGCGTACCAATAGTAGGTGTACTCTCCTTCCGGGAGATAGTCGTTACAGGCTTCACTCGTTAATCCAAATTTTTTGTTTCTTTTTATATACTGGTAAATTCTTATAAGTGCGTCCCCACAAGATTTGTTGTAGAGTTTGAAAGCCACATCTATCTTGATAATCTTGATAAATTGATTTTGCGCTTTCATTAACATAGCGGCGGCGTATCTCTAAAACCTCTTCATTGGTAAAGGTAGCTTGTTCTGACGCCCCTCCATCTGTAGCATGCTTCATATAATACTCTTTATTTTCTGGGGTATAAACTTCCATTTTTATGTCTTTCCAAGTGGAACCATCCCAAATACTTGCAAAGCCACTAAAGGTAATTTTATCCTTAAAAAGGTCATAAACATCTTTTCTTCTCATGTGGGCATCATAACATTCTCTTATATAAGCCACATCTTCATTGGTAAGATTCGTTCGACCATTATTTTCTCCTCGATTATCGCCGCCACCCTCGTTGCAATTATAACCGAATCCTTTATAAGTATTATAATAAGCTATCCAGTATTTTTCTCTTTCATCAAGAGTTTTTAAAGAGCACTCTTCAATCACTTCAAAACTAAAAGCATCTTTACCATACTTCTGAATGGCTTTATCAATAGCTAAATCATCTTTATAGCAGTGCTCAGAAAAGCGTCTTTCGATATCGTTGCTTTGTCCAATATAAATTTTACCAGTATTTTTATTTGTTATTTTATAAATGCCTATCATTATGGCACCCCCATAATTTTTTAGGCTAAGGACCAACTGTGATTCCCACGGGATCTGCATGCCCATAAAGGGTTTAGCTTCTCTTACCACCATAGCCTTTCAGCTTAGTTGCCCGTTAGCCTTCTTTAATAAGTAGAGAATATGAAACCCATCTCTACAAAAAGAAGACCCGATTGGTTAATCGAAAAGTATTTACAGACAGTTTTACTTATCTGAGTCAGAGTCGGTACAAACACCAACACGTCCATATCTCAGTTTACGACTATCGTAATGCCCCGGTACAATATTTAGCGCACTCAAGAGAAGTTTAATCTCTTCATTCTGGTAGATTTTTTCTTCATCATTAGACAGCGCGTTAATAATCTTACCGCGTATGCACATAATACCATAAGTCTTTTCATCGCGCGCGACTCCTACTGAAGCCATAGCAGAATTACCCTCAACAATTAAAAGAGTTGCATCTTGTCCAAGAAACTCCGCGTCCTTGAGCTTGTCGCTTGCAATATATTTTTTCTTTTGAGACTTTTCGACTTCTTTTTGAGCTTCAAGGACTTGCTTTCGTGCACGCTCAGCCGCAAGTTCGGCTTTTTGCTCTTTTGCAAGAAGGTCAAGAACTCGCTGAAATTCATCTGCGTGCTGTTGTTCAAAGCTTTCAAGCATTTGAGTAGTCGCGCGCTGACACAAGCCCCTTAATTCGATATTATTAACTTTGGTCTTTGTCTGATTCGCAAATGAGGGATTCGGAACTTGGCAACTTATAGCATATAAAAGTCCCTTTCGAAGAACCTCGGGAGGTGCCTCACCTTTGAGCTTTTTCTTAAAGAAATTTGTAAGAGCAGTTTTTACACCAGTTAAACTTGTACCGCCCTCAACATTTTCAAGCCCATTTGTAAAGACATAAGAAGTTTCTGTACGGCTATCAGTCCATTCCATAGCTATTTCCGCGGTTATGTCGCCTTCTTTTAAACATATGCTTAGAGGTGTTTTATTTAATGCCTTTCCGCCTTTTGCTTTCATTAAATCTACAAGACCATTTTTGGAATAATAAGTAACTTTTTCTCCTGTTGCTTTATCTTCAAGTTCGAAAGTTAAACCTTTGCAAAGATAAGACCAATCTTCGCACATCTTTTTTATATCCTTAAAGTTAATATTAATTGGCTCGAGGTTGTAAACTTCCTGTGATGGAGTAAATTGAACAAAGGTACTTGACCATGCAGTCTTTTGATCAATTACTGTTAAATCCTGTTTAACACCATCCCTAAGTATCAAAGTAGCTATTTTCCCGTCACGCTGACTCCGCACGAGGAAATAATCTGATGAAAGGGCGACACCTTTAGCTCCGATTCCGTTCATCCCCGCCACATTCTGGTAAGTTTTATCATTGAACTTACCACCGCTATGTGGCATCGTATAGATGGCCTCGAGTGCGTCAGTACCATCCTCACGTAATCCAAAGGGAACTCCACGACCAAAATCTTGTACAGTAACCGTATTATCTTTGTCAAGAGTTACGCGTATTCGATCACCGTAACCCATCGTATATTCATCAATAGAATTTGTTATTATTTCACGCACACACTGGAGAACGCCTTGATTATCCGCGCTGCCCATATACATAGATACTCTTGAACGTATGGCGTCCCGGAAAGATAAAGTTTGAATACTGTCGGCATTATAATCTTGGCTCATATTTTTACCACATCTCCTTACTTATATTTCGTCTTCGTCCTCTTCTTCCAGCTCATACCAGCCATCCCATCCATTGCCGCGGGTCGCCAATACTCACCATCAAAAAGATACCCTTGAACATAGGTATTAAATTTTTTTATAACGACTATTGTATCCTCGTTCAAAACTGTTACATTCTCTTTGCCCCACATTGAAATAGCAGCTTTTATATCTTCTTCTGAGGGACAATACCACCTTTCCTTTTCAATAGAGGTGCTAAATATGCTTCCGATTGGATAAACCCGCTGTAATTCCTCTAAGGTTTCAAACTCAGTTTTCTTCATATTATTCCTTCCTTTCTTATGTTTCTAATAATATTATAAAAAAAATCAGAGGAAAAATCAACTTTTCCTCTGATCGTTTATTTACTTTACAATTACGCGGCTACTTCCTCGAAGTAATTTCCCACAAGTTGAGAAGGAGTATAATATAAGATTGTGCCTTGGCCATTGCCGTCGTCTCTTATGCACTTATAAATCTTATCTCCCTCTTTATAATACTTATCTTTATAATATCTCATACCTGCTTCTGCCGCAATAGGATTGCTAAGAGTGCCTTCTTCTTCCGGCTTTGCAACCACTTCCCAGTGCGCAGATGTCACATCGGGCGTCCATGTAGGATTATCGCCAGTAATTGCATTATAGCATTTATAAAGTTTACCATTATATCGGCACCTATCACCTACGGCGTATGCAATTGGTTCCCATGCGGGAAAGAGTTCGATACTCTCAAGTGCCTGCTCATCTGGAAGCAAGGTCGCCGCGGATTCTATTTTTTTTCTAAATGCCAATGCTTCTGCTCTTGTCATATGGCTTCACCCCCAAAATAAGTTTATATTTGATCGAATACCTTTGACAGAAGCACGAGTATTGCTTTGCCATAAAGTCCAATTAAGTTTAGTAGATTAAATAAAATTGCTTCTAACATTTTATGATCCCTCCGTTATAATTCCAATGGCTTCTTCTGCGGAGATTTCTTCCTCTGCGATAATATAGGTTTGATATTCTTCCTCGCTAACCTCGACAAAGTCAGATTCGGTCAGCGACTTCGCAGGAATTATATATCCGGGATATATCTCGCCACTTTTTATATTCTTGAGGTGCTTTCCCTCATCGGGATAGATTATTTTGTTCTCAATCTTCATTATTATCACCTCACGCTATCGTCCAGTTTTTGGCGGTTATAGCCGCCGCTATCGTTACCGCGCCCGCGTCCGTTGATTCGCATGATACATACAGGTTTGTGTTTGCGTCCAACCTGACATAGTTCGCATAAATCATACCGGTGTCAGCGGTTTTTAGGCCGGCATTGAGCTTTAGCGTCAAGGCATCTTGTCCCGTGCGGTCTTTTAGGGCGTTAAGAACATTAACGCACGAGGCTATATTAAGGCGTGGCTGATAGTTTAGGTCGAGCGAGACATTGACTGTGTTTGCCTTTATCTCGATATCAGTCAACCCACGTTGCGCCGCGAAAACATTACTCGCGTTTGTCACCGAGGTGAAGTCAAGCCCTACTATCTTTTTTAAAGCATCGCTCATACCCGTGCCACTACAGGCGAACGCGGTTGCGACATTTTTCACTTTTGAAAAATCGCCCTTAAATACTATTTCGTTAAGATAATACGCGGCTGCGTTATCAAGCATAAAACTAATATCTGTAAGCTTATCGCTTACTGTCAACTCGATTCTTTTCAGCGGGTTTGCAAACGAAACGGCGAACGAATGCCGCAAATTTGTGACATTGGGAATGTTGGCTACAAACTCTGTGATTGTCGATTTATTGCTTAATCCAAAAGATTGCAAAGATTCGAACACTTCAAACGGATTACCGCCGCCTGAGCTTATCGCGCCAACCGCATCACCGAAACCTTTGGCGGAATCCCACATAATCTGGTCTGTGCCGCCTGTCTTGGCACGAATGCAGTTGGCGGTGTAGGACATGGCTGCATCAAGTTGGGTGGAGTCAATTACTTTGTCAAAAGCCATTAGTAAATACCTCCCGTCCACGTCGGAAGTGCTGCAAGAACATCATTGACTATCTCCTGCTTGTCTGATTTTGTTAAAAGATCTGAGCTGTTATATTGAAGTTTGCCGCTTGAGTCGGAGAGCTTGTCGAGAACCGACTTGTTGGTGTGCGTGTGGGAGTTAGTAAAAAGCTTGTTAAGTGCCGCCATAACAGTTTCGACATCTGGCTGTGTGGAGTTGTAGTAAGCAATAGACCCCGAGCTGATACCGCCCTTTGTAAACTCCCATATTTCATTTTCTCCAGGCTTATCCACAATCGCCATCATATAACTGTTATATGTAAACGCGATAAAAATATAAGTTTGGCCCTGAAAGGCTCGAACAATAGGCAGCTCCCAAAATCCGCCGCTTGTTGTGTCTGTGGCTATCAAAACAACTCTTTTTTCGTCGGCGACTGCTGCATCTATCTGATCGATTGTTGCGTCGCAAGATGTGACCGTGTAATAGTCGTCGTCATGGCCTTCAACAGTCATTTTGATTATGAAATCGCCCGCAGTAGAAGCTCCTCCACCACCACCACCGTGCTGATCAGCATAGGATTTCGCAAGGGCCAGAGTCGTAACATCAAAACTCATCTACTATCACCTCACATCTCATGCCATTTTCCGTCATTTCCCATAATAAAAATTTGCTTTGTGGAAATGATATAAACTTTATCACCAAAGGCAATATTCTCATTTTGAGCCAACGCAGTCTTATCAGCATCCGTCATACAATACCATAACCGATCCTGCACGTTCGCTCGCGCCCACGATTGGGCAAGGACATAATTATCCATCTTCTTTCCTCCTGTTTAATAATAAATAAGAGAAGTACCTTCTCTACTTTTAAGTAATAAAAAGACCTCTCTTATTTGTTATTCCCAGTCTACATATTTTTTCTTCTTCTTCGGCTTTGGTGTCGTCCAAAGCAAAAAGTCCATCGCGCGAGTCGCAGCAACATATTGTATTCGTTTTTCCTCGGGACTCCAATTCTTTGCACCAATTACAACTACATACTTAGCTTCAAGCCCCTTTGAGGTATGAATAGTTAAAACCTTAACGGTATCTTGTGCCATTTTCTTGGCAAATTCTTCTTCTGATATCTTCGCGCGCTTAAAAGTATCACAAGGTATCCCGCGCATTGTAAGATAGGTCAAGATACTGTCTAATTCTGCGTTTGTACGAGTCAGCACAAACCAGTCTTTATAATGTCCTCGTTTAAGAATAAGGTCAGCAATAACCTCCGGGTCATATTCTGCTCTTGCTACTATTCCCTCAGTATCTCTCATTGGGAAAGAATCATCGCAATACTCATCTCCTGCTTTACGAATTAGTGATTTTGCATAGGTAAGTATTTTTGATGCGTTTCGGTAGTTCTCATTTAAATGATAGGTGGTAACGCCCGGCGCTTCGGATAAGCCTATAAGCAAGTCTGGGCGCGCGGAATTAAACTCATAAATACACTGTCGGAAGTCTCCAACTAAGAAGAAATTCTTCGGCTTTATCATATCAAGCAAAAACTCAAACTGTATTTCACTTGAGTCCTGTGCTTCATCAAGAAGTAGATGTTTAACAGGTGAGATAACTACAGGATTCTTTTGTATAAGATTAAAGAGTCCATCAAAATTCTCTTTTGCTATATATGCATTTGTATTAATTCCATGGGAGGTTAGTATCTTATTTGCATAGGAATGAACCGTGCCAATGAAAACTGAGGCATTGCCAAGTCTCTTTCTCATTTCCTCTGCCGCGGCATTGGTAAAAGTGATAACCACAATCTGCGCGGGGTCTTCCCCTTTCTCAAGAAGATAGCGTACTCGCTCAGTTAGGACGCGAGTCTTTCCAGAAGCAGCACATGATATTACTACCACCTTATCATGAGATGTCTCGACAATTTCTTTTTGCATTTTACTAAGTTCCAAACTTAATTAGCCTCCCTTTTTCAAATTATAACCATAAACATTCGATTCATATAAGTCTATATAAAATTTCTCTCGTTCGGAAAGTTTATCTTTGTCTACTTGTTCCAAAACCGTAAAAGTAAAATCACCCCAGTTACCATACAGAGCTTCGTGTATCTTTTGCTTTGCAACAGTACCAATATTTAGAGATGTTTTGATATGCTCCGCCCAACGTTTTGAAACCTCGGCAGAAGTTTTACCTACATACTTCTTATGCGACTTTTGATTCTCTATACAATAGATTACACTGCGCGGGACACTATTACCAAAAAGTGTGTTGATCATATCGTTAAACGGTTTTTGAAGAAAAACCGACCATATCAATTTGTAGATAACGGTTTTTTGATTGAATGTGCGGCTTAATTCAAGAAGTCGGTCAATATCTTCTTTCTCGGAAGAAGAAAGTTGTAGCATATGACTGGCTTTCTCATTCTCCAAAAGCTCTTCTTGACGTCTTTGCTCATTTATTGCCTCACATTGCGCGCGGTAGTCCTCAATTGTGTTTTGGAAAGAGCCAATAATCTCTAATGCTTCCGTACGCGCAAATTCAGCATCTGCCTTATGCATTTCAGCAACCATATCATAAGCTTCCGTCAGTTCTTTTAGATTTTCTATGTAGGCGTCTGAACGACTTTTGTGTTTTTGTTTTTCTTTCTCCCACAGATAATTGCCATAACTTGACACTTCTTGTTGGATAAGTTCTTTTTCGCGTTCTGCTTCGGATTGTCTTAGGTCTCGCGCGCATTGTAAGGCAACTTGTTCTTTTGCTTGTTCATTTTGCAGTCGTAGTAGTTCAGTTTTATTAATATTTAACTGGTCTTGTAAATTTGCAAGCTCAAGTTTGGCTTCGACACAGTCTTCTTTAACTTTCTTTAAAGACTCAACCTTTTCATTGACCCGTTTTTCTTTCTTTTTCTTACAAAACCTTACTAAGTCTGTTATAAAGATTGTCAAAGATATTCCAGCTAATATACATAAAATAATTAAAATAAAAGTATATTTATCCATTGCTATTCTCCTTTTTTCTCTTATAATAATTATAAAAGAAAAAAGAAAAGAAGTCAAATTTCCACTTGACTTCTTTCTTTTCTTACATTGTTAATTTGTCTGTTGGGTCAATTTCCCATTTACAAATTTCTTGATACAAAAGTTGACCATAACTGTTTCGATGAAATTGTTCGCTATAAATTTTATAAAGAGAATCTGCCATTTTTCTTTCGTATAATGGAATTTTTTGAGTCTTATTATACTTATAATAAATGTCCTTTATAACATTGCGACAAATTTCTGCATTAAAATCCTCATCAACATCAGAACGTTTTTCGAGACAATCAACTTTTGTAGCGAGATTATTAAGGGTGTTCTTAATCTCCGCTATTTCTTCCGTTTGTTTTTCTTCATTCTTCCTTATTTCTTCTGAATGCTCATCAAACAATCTTTTATAATATTTGTTCTGGAATTTAGCCACAACTCCAATAGCACTTGCACAAGTAAGGAAGAGTCCTAATAAAGAACCAATATTTTTTACCACTTCAAAAAAATCCAACTACCTTCCCTCCTTCGGGTCTCCGTAGTTAAGTAGTAAAAAATCACCGACTATATTCTATTTTCATGCTTTCTCCATAAATCGTCATTATGCCAAATTGACCGAACTTCAAATTTTTGTTGGAATATATCTTGACTCGAGGTTAAACTGTCTAATTCCCAATATGGAATACGAAAAAGTCGAAGATTGTGAGTAAGCGCATACTCATTCTTTTGTCGATCATGTCCTTTCGTTTTAAGGAAGTCTCGTTGGGTTTTCTGAAAGAGAGAAACTCGCTGAAAGTGCTGCTCGCCGTCATATTCAATCAAAACCCCCAACGCGGGCAAGTAAAAATCATAACGATAACGACCGCCACGCAAGTCAGCAAACTCTTTCTCTCTCTCAAACTTTAATCCACCTTTTCGAAGCAAATTAATGATAATTTGCTCACCCTTCGAGGTCTTCATATAGCTTATCTCCGATTAAACTATTAACATAATCAACAAACTGATCACGAACCTGTTTAAGCTGTTCTATGGTGAATGTTTTAAGAGACGAACCTTTGGGAAGATAGATTAGATTATCAATACTCTCTGCTTGGAGAGTATACATATGCTCAAGTCCAGCTAAATCTAAGTCATTAACATCATAGTATACCACATGAAACCGCTCTTCCTTTCCTCTCTTATATCCAAGGTCATATGCCGTCTCAGTTGAACTGAAAACTTCCTTATTACTCATTATATATTACCTCCAAACACTTTGTCCCAAGTACAATCTTTTATTGTTAAATCGTCTCGGAAACCAACCATTTTAGCATGCCGAAGTCCACCTGTCTCTTGAACCTCCATACAGCTTACCTCAATGCAGCGACCTTTATATTTGTCCGGATTCGACTTTATTTCCTCTGTAAGATTGCTTAAGAGTCCAATAGGTACAACCTTATCTTCCTTAACCACGCCTATCTCTAACGATGCGGCCCAGTCATAATAATAACCCTTTGTAACTGGCTCAATAAGCCCATACTTCCAGTAATCTGTATAATGTTCTCCCTCGGGAAGTCTTTCATCAGTTTTAGAATTAACCCAATACTTCCAAGATTCAACTTCTCTTCCAGTATAAATCTTTGTCGGACGAGTAAAGTGTCCGGTAAAGAAACAATCAATGGTATGATTTATTTCTTTCTTTATTTTAATCGTCTGCCGCGCAGGTGTACGTTTTTCATATATAGGACAATATTTATTGGTTATAACTGCACCTTCACGACCTGACTCAAGATATTCACCAACCTTGTCCCAAAGCTCTGCACCTTTATAATAAGTCGCATACTCAACATAAGGAATATTGCCAAGAGTCTCGGGCAGCTTATTTACCGCTTCAAAACGCTTCTCGGCAGGACGCTTCATCCAACTCTTACCATCCCACGCGCAAATATCAAAAATATAAAAATGAAGCTTCTTTCCTGCTTCCTGTCGAGCAAGACACTTATCTTTAAGGCAACCAAGTAAGGAAGTAACTTTTCTTGAACCTTCATCACCCGGTAGATAGGCTTCACAAAGAAGCACGGTTCCATTTGGAAGAGCATCCATCAAAGACTGAATCTGCGGCACCCACTCAATCTTATCAACAACTTCTCCTTTGACATTACGATTGCGCGCGATCATCATCGTATTACCGTCTTCATCCTTACAGAGACGCTGGAAGAAACCATCTACTTTTAATGCTCCATAATAATCTCCCGAAAAAATAAGGTTCTTAATCTCTTGTGTTTTATCATGCGCGTAATTTTTGGGGAAGCTCCAATACTTCATTGCCTCTATATTGCGAAAATCAATGCCATCTACGTATCCGTACATCTTTTTTCCTCCTTTCGAAATTCCTTTTATTATATATTATATTATATATTATATATTATATATAATAAAATTACAAATTTTTACTTGCTATTTCTTTACAATAATATCTACAATGCAGTTTTACCGCCGTACAAACCGACCCACTTACGCGTGCGCGCTATCCTCGAAAAGAGAAGCCAGAAAATCAACGGCTTTCTCTCTTAGCTCGTCTATTGTTCCGTTATTCTCAATTATCACATCGTATTGATAGTTAAGTACATCGCTATCTGCATGGTTTGAAGTTTCTTCAAACTCCACACTCGCGCGCCTTATAAGTAAGGTTGTAGCTCCATACATCTCTTTCAATCTCTGTATTTCCTTCGGCTCCCTTACGTCAACAAACAAGACAACTCTATCTGCTAACGAGCCGCCGCAAGTAAAACTTTCTTGAATTTGCTGAACTTTTTCTTGAATCTTCTTCATCGGAATATCGTCCCAAGTTGTCAACAAATCTTTCAAATCGCTTAAAAACTTGCGATTCTCTGGTGTTTTCTCACCATTCCAACCACACTGCCGGGCGATTGTCTTTACATAATCAATTGACGAGTAAACATAACAATGCGCGCGACCTAATCCCATACACAAGGACTCGAATGTCGATTTGCCACTCGTTGGCTTACCATTAACTACTACTATTTTCAACTTTTAGAATCCTCCTTGCGAGAACAAAAGAACTCATTATAAATTTTTTCGTAAAGACTAAATCCGTCTTTTTCATAAGTATAACCATAAGCGTTTTGAGTAAATTCAAGCATTTTATTTATTTTATTGCTATAGTAATCTGTCTTTGCATCTCTCGGAGATTCACGAATTAGGTCTCCGCGCTTAGCATATCTTTTTAATTTCCAAAACTTATAAGGAGACATAGCTACATGAACTTTACACTCCTTATTAATATTACTACAAAATATAGCTTGGATAAAAATAAATCTATCTTTCTTATTTTTCCAATCAATTCTTCCTAAATATATATCACCATCTTCTCGATAAAAGCCTTGAAGATTTGCCATTACAGCAAGACATACATTATTATATAATATTTCATCCAACATAAATTAACTCCTTTTATATATATATTATTTTGCCTTACTTTCTATAAATATTATACTAAAAAAGAAGATAAACTTCAAATTTTCTGTTAATTCCATATTAACTTTGCTTAAAACCTACTTATAAATAGAACCTAAGAAAGGAGGTTGTATAAATGGAAATGATTACACTTATACTTACTATGAGCACTGTCTTGTGGTATGTAATCGACCGACTCAAGGCTATCTGGAGCGACCTGAGCTTTGGCAAATATATCACCATGATTATCGCCGCGGCAGGTTCTTTTGCTCTTGCGTTTAGCTTCAAGCTTGACCTCATCTATGCTCTCGAGCTTGTTGAGAACATAACTCCTGCGGGAGAAGTTCTTACTGCTCTTGTTCTGATGTCAGGTTCCAGTGCGGTATCCGAGATTATAACTCGAGTCAAAGGCGAACAGTAAAATTAGGGTGCGCTCATCATTGATGGGCGCACTTCTTCTTTCTAAAATTTGAAAAGAAGAAAAAAATTTGGTATACTTGATATAGAAAGGGATAAAACAGGACTTGGCGATTATGCCTTTTTACAATTATTAAAAACAATGGAGGAAAAAGGATTAATGGATAATGAAAAAATTCTTGAGTTTGAGTCAAAGGACAATGAACAAGTAAAGACTACTGTTGACGACGTGGAAGATGAGATACCCGATGAGCTTGCGGCGATGGCTAATCTTGGTTCTTTTCTTGCCCTTGATGAAGAGCGTTTTGCAATATTAGCTCCTGTTGTTCTTGAACAACTCGAACGCAGCTTACAGAATACTAATGTGCGCCGCTCCCTCTATATTAGCTTTATTTCCAGTGGTGGAGATATGGGTAATATCAGAGACTTCTACGCAGACCTTACTGATGTTATCGAAGAAGAGGTGGGCGAACTAAGCGAACAAAAGAAAGATTTCCTTAAAGTTATGGTTGCCCTTATGATAAATGGAATTGAGACGGCTGGCGCAGAGTCAGAGCGTCTTATAACGATTCCAATTGAGCGACTTAACGATGAAGTAAGAATACCTACCTATGCGCATGATACCGATGCGGGCATGGATGTCTATGCTCTTGATGATTATACGATTGCACCCGGCGAGACAAAATTGATTCCAACAGGCTTTAAGATTGCAATTCCTACTGGTTATGAGTTGCAGGTACGTCCTAAGAGCGGAAGATGTCTAAAGACAAAGCTTCGTGTAGCTAACACTCCGGGAACGATTGATGCGGGCTATCGTGATGAAGTTGGTGTTATTATAGAAAACGTAGAGCCTCCTATCAAGGATATCACCTATGAATTCGATGAAAATGGGAGACCTATTATTACATCAATTCTTCATGGCGCATCATATACGATTGGGAAGGGCGAGAAGTTTGCACAATTGGTACTAAGTGCTGTTCCCAAGGCAACTTTTAAGGAAGTTTCAAAGATAACAGAAGCTGGCGACAGGAAAGGAGGATTTGGTTCAAGTTCTATCTATGCCAAAGACGATAGTCGTTACGGTTCTGACCTCGGAGGCAACGACTCCCGTGAGCAAGATAAAAATTGAGGAAATTCGTGCGGAGCTTGAGCAAGAGAAATGGAGTCTTATTTCTAATTCGTACAAGAATTTAGATAGCGAGCTAATTGTTGAGTGTCCCGAGGGACATCGCGTATATTCAACTTGGAAAAAGCTCCGCATTAAAAAAGAATGTCCTGTTTGTAAACAAAATATTTTCAATGATAGAACAACAAAAATAATTCCAAAAAAGAAAGATACCTATCGTGTTCTGGCGCTTGATCAAGCAACTTATGTGAGCGGATTTAGTATATATGATGATAAAAAGTTAATTCGATATGGCACTTTTGAAACTGCGTTGACCGAAGAAATAGCCCGCGATGATGCCGTACGAAAATGGCTTATTTCAATGATAGCAAATTGGAAACCAGACCTTGTTGCAATAGAGGACATTCAAATGCAGCAACTTGGAGGAAAGCAAGTTTATGGAAGTGATAATGTCGTTGGAATCCAGACTTTTAAAACGCTTGCTCATCTCCAAGGAATACTAATGGAAACCTGTTATGAGATAAATATAGATTTTCTACTTTGCCCTACGCCTACATGGCGCGCACACTGTCAAGTTAAAGGTAAGACGCGCGCTGATAAAAAAAGGTCGCTTCAACTTTTGGTGAAGGATTGGTTTGACGTTTCTGTTACAGAAGATGAGGCCGACGCGATTGGTATTGGTAAATATGCAAGTGAAACCCACACTGCGCGCAAGGTTGAGTGGCAGGATTGGGAATAAACGTCTCAAATTTTATATAAAATTCGAGACGAAAAAGAAGGCCGACTATTGTCGACCTTCTCTTTCTTTTTATGCAATTTTCACAAACTTTTCTTAGGCTACGGGCGCCTCGTCTTCATCTACGATAAGATCCATTAGAGGGGCCAATTCCTCAAGAGAAATTTCGATATTATCAAAATCCTTTATGTCGAAAGTATAAGGAATTTCGACATCAATTTTATTAAGCTCATCGACTTTTTGATTTGCGTCTTGGATGTGGTCCTTTTGGATGATGACATTTGCGCCATCTTCGGAAAGGACATAGGAACCATCTTCTTTCTTTTCGGCATATTCATCGAGAATTTGACGGAAAAGATTTCGATAGTTTTCGGCTTCATTGGAGACAAGCTCGGCAAGTTTTAGAAGCCGATAAGCAGTTTTTATTGGAAGATTTTTAGATTTTAGGTTTTTGATTGCCTCTTCCATGGCAAGAATTTTTTGAATACGCATTTTAAGCTCCTTTTAGTATATTAGCAAATAGTTGCAGCTTTTACCCATTTGTGGTGTTGGTTGTAGTATAAAATTTCACAATGGGCAGTGTTGTCGGTAGCACTATACCACAAGTTAAGCCGAGCAGCTCTTGCAACTTCAGCTGAATCATCCCCCTCAGGTGTATTCCATGCTTCTATAACTGCGGTACCATTATTCACCGCACTAACCCCAAATTTTACTCTACCGGAAGGTCTTGTTTGTTTCTCGTTTATTTCAACAGTGGTTCTTGCCTGATAAGCACAAAAATCATTTGCGGTAGGACTCACTATTAAACAGTCCTTGGCTGTTAAAGTATAATTACTTGTAGAAATTATAAGATTGCCATTTGTTGGCGACGATCCTAAAGCCTCTGCTAATGCTCCAGTGCCTGCATAAATTCCAACCCCAGATATACCTGTGATAGTAGCAACGCTACTACTTAAAGCCATTTTATAATTCTTGGAACTATCTGTACCAATAGTCATATTGCCTGTTGAATAAATTTGTACTCCCCTTGTATTATTAGAATCTTGATAGCAGCCTATTGTAGCATACATATTATTTATTGTTCCATCCTTCTCACAAAGGAATAAGCCCATAAGATCTTCTTTATTTTGGGTATCATTGGTTCGAGTGGTGGCTGCCACTAATAAATCAGCATACGTACCTTTTATTCTTAAATTACCTGTCATCTTGGCAGTACCATCTTTATTAACGATAAAGTTATTATTTGCATTAAAAATTTGGTCTTTATCTAAAACGCCAATTTTAACATTAGTGCTTGTTTCTGTGCCAATCGATAAGCTTTGCCTTAACCATAAGCTTCCGTTATCAATCGTCTCCAAGACGGGTTTTCCATCATTATCGCAAATTCGTATACCGTAATTTCCATTGTCGTTTAATCGACCAATTTGAATCTTATTCTTATTGCCTTTTTTAACAACAATATCGTATTTATTGTTAATCTCAATAGACCCAACTTCAGTATTGCCCTTTTTTTCTACCGAACGTATAAGTAGTCCCGACCAAGTCAACGAAAACATCGAATTTGGATTACTACGAATCTCTTCCTCGTTTGCAGGTACAAAGTTTGTATTATCATTATCATTATTATTATTATACCCGTAAATTCCAAATTTGTCAAATCTTACGAACCGATTCATTTTCAAAACTGGATTATCCGTAGGCGTAAGGTAATCTTTTCCACTCCAATAAGCAGTAATACCATTTGTATCCCAACGGAACGCGGGTGTAGTACCATCCATTATTGTAATCTTGGAAGTCGAAATCGAACCCGCGCTCAAGAACTGGACTCCGATTTGCCCAGCTTTCATCATTGTGGTCCACGTCTCGCCACCATCGTCACTGAATACGATGCCGCCGGAGGTTATCTTGAGTTTTTGGTCAAGATTTTTCAAACTCGTTAGTGTTATGCCAGTATTATCTTGTACAACTGATTCGTCCGTTGCTTTTGTAACAATATCCTGTGCGGCAAGTAGGCTATCTTGAAGTACATCAGCTTTTAATTCGCCCTTTTCATTGACTACGCCTGCCGCGCGATTGTAACCGCCTTGGACAAATTGTAAGGATTGAGTAGTTGCATTAATGCGTTGGAATAAATCCTCAAATTGAGTTTTGTAGTTCTGAACTGTTATTGTATCCTTATCTGGTTCGTCAAAATTTATGCTAATTTCAGAGATAAGAACTGCTTCCTTATATGGAGTACGGACTTTATCATTTTTTAAGTAAGGTTCATATCCAAAAAAGTCCGTGTCTTGTACATAAGTTGTATCGCCAACATGGAATCGACGGAACTTAAACTCTGGGAGTTCGCTTACACGAGTAACCGCAATGTCATATTGTACTTGCGGGCGGCTGCTTGTGTATGCAACGCTCAGTGCATCGTAGTAGTATATATTTGGGTCAATGTAGTCTTCGGAGTTCCATGAACCCTCTTGAATGTAGGTTGAATACTTATTATAGAACTTTTGGTGAAGCTCTTTTATTTGTTTGAGAAGGGCGTCACGTTTTTCGGTATTCGCTTCAATTGTTAATTGTAATGCCGCAAGTGCCGCATCGAATTTGAGACAGATTGCTCTGTAGGTGACAATATCACCATCAAGGTCCTTTATTGTTTTAATTAAGTTGACATTTTGGTCAGAAGGGGCAAGTACAGGAGTTGTTTTACCACCTGTCTGATTAGATTTAGAAACATATTGCTTAATCTGCTCTAAAGCTTTTTTTATTGAAGCCCATTTCTTCTCTATCAAAATATTCGACTTGTCTGAATCACCGGCTTTTGGATTGAGGGTTATGGTCTTGATTCCTGACGTATCGCCTCCCAATGCTGCCAGCTCATCAATTAGCTCGTTGCGCTCTTTAACAGCACAAGCAAGCAAGCCATCATATACAACTGATTGTTGAAGAAGGCGTACTTCCTGATTACGGAGAAGTATCGCTCTATCTGCGGCGCTTAAATATTCAATATTATACTTGTGAAGTTTTGTATAGTATCCGATATAATCATTACCCGCACCGGAATAGTACAGATCTCGATTTAATGTCTCACCGTCAAGCAAGCCTTGGTTTACATAATAGTCAAAGTTAAGTACAAAATTTTCGCGCGGGTAGTTCTCTTCACTATCGACGATAGAACAGGTTCCGTTTGGTGCGTTCTCATTATAGTTTGCAAGTACGATGGTTTTCGTTACAAGTTCAGATGAAGATTGAGTGCGACGAATTGTATTAAGGTCAATACCATAGGTAAAGCCATAAGACAATTGTTGTCCAATTTTTTCGGAGAAGTAAACAGTTTTCTTTGGTTTACCTTTTTCATCGCGCTCAATTGAGCCATCTGCATTGTGATAAATCTTAAAGCGCGCCCAACACTTAAATGTTTCTGCAAGTTCTTGGAGCAGATTAAAACGATTTGATTGTTGTCCATAAATGGTACGGACTTTTTCAAACTGGCTATACTTACGCTCTGTTGCGCCCGCACTCTTAGCCCAACCACCATAAACGGGTTCATATAATGGACAGGGAACTTGTGCTTTGTAGATATATGGGGCAGTTCCATTCGGATTTGATGTGCCTTCAAGGTAATAATAATAGAATTTTTTCGCAACATCTGTGGAATTTATATCATAAAGGTCAAGAATTATGTCGTTTCCGTCTTTATCTTTTCCGTGAATTAATTCATAAAGCCTTGTTTCAATAATTTTTATAATTGCGTCCTTGGGGTTTGTACTTTTAATGACAAGTTCAGCATCTTCTAAAAAGTTTTTTGCCAAAGCTTTTAGACAGGTTAAGGTGCATGAATACCAAACTGTGCCATTGCTATCAGTGCTTTCCTTTAAAGGAGTGAAAATAGGGGTAGGATTAGAGGGGTCTTCTTTGTTAGGCTTAAGCGATCCAAGACAAATAGTGGAATTGTCTTTTTTATTTACAACTGCAACGGATAATGTACCATCTTTAAATTTATCTTTAAGCCCAATTTGAAATTTGACTTCCATTCCCTCAAAAAGACCACTTGATAAATATTGTGCGGCACTTGATAAAGTATTATTAACCAAATTCTGTCCAACTTTAATCGCAGCGCTTAGGTATGAGTGACCCTCATATTTTGTTAAGTCGGTATTAAGTTTCAACTCTGGGAAAAGGCCAATTTTAAGGTTTGTACCTATCCAACCAGTTGTATCTTTAAAATCCTTATTATTTGAAAGCAAGTTATTGACGAGATCTGATGCATCGTAGTCATAGTCAACATAGCCAAAAATACGCTTATCATCTGCACTCGGAGTCGAATCCTTCACCTTATATACATTAACATAACGTTCTAAGTTAGCGTCATAAGTTGAAAGCTGTTTGCGGCAGTATACATTGCCACGGTATCGGTTAGAAACATAAGCTTCTTTACTAATTGCGAAAATAGTTCTCCAGCTACTCTTAGGGGTCCCATCTTGACGAACTTGAAACCTATAATCACTTCCAGATTTAATCCACTGCCCTCCAGTTATCAACCAGTTACAATCCTTATTAGTAATCACCATGCTACTAAACTCGGTCGTATACTCGGGCGCATAAATAAATTGAACTGTAGTCATATCTGCAAGTTCATCATCGCTATGCGGCACCATTGAGTAAGGAAGATAACAAATAACGTTAATTGGAACTGTTTCATATTCGTCTTTTGTTATATTTAGAAAACCCTTTGCATAAATACCAGTAAGAGCATTCGTATTGGTTATCTTAACCTCGTATAAAGCTTCTTCTTGCGTTTGAAGTAAATGGTCCGTATTTTTCTCGTCCAACTGCCAATCAGTTCCATCCAAAACCGCAGTCGCAAGTTCATAAATCGTTCCTTGGTTATTATTTGCTTCATCACTAAAGTTAAGCTCAAAGCCACTCTTACCAAGTTCATTTATAAACAAGTCTTCACAAGTATACGTAACAGTATTACTATCAGAATCCTCGGAGATGTCCTTAACTACGAGGTCATACCACTTATCATTTATATCTTCTTGTCCATTATCCCAATAAGCTTTGACCTTGCGCTCGTTTACAAGCAATTTAACAAAGGGGTTATCTATTCTTTCCCCTGTCGTTGTATCAATATATGACAAATAAAGTTTGAAAGTGAGTGTATGTGTTCCGTTTACGTTCAAAACAAGATTTGGCTCCAGTGCGCGCGAGCCATCAGTCATAGTGTTCGAGCCAATTACACAAAGCTTCCTTTCTTCATAATGGCTCTCTGTTGACCCAGAGGCAGGTACAAAGTAATCTTCCCAAACACTTATTTCATATTTGTTCATTTAACTGCCTCCTTTTAATAATAAAGATAATCATATTCAAGTTTTTTAATCGGATTTTCCTTGGTATCAGTATCAAGGTGTACTGCTAAATACATCTCTGGGTAGTCAAACGAAGGCGGTATTGTAAAGAAATCTCCCTCTTTAATAAGGCTGTTATAAATCTTACCAGTGGGCTCATTTGGTTCATTTGGTTGACCATCTTTAGCCGAATAACCGAGTAAGAGGTTTGACTTCACATCAATACAAATAAATTTATTATCTTTTTGGTCGTTTGCGGGAATTGTTCGGTCTGCCACAGAGTCATGAAAGTGCAAAATTTTTCCCGTAAACATAGGACTGACCTCCTCTGGTTTTCGTTGTAAGCAAAGAGTCTTAACGGGAAATATCCCACCTTTTTCCAAAGCAATAAAAAGTTTAAAATTCGTTTCAAGGTCGCCCGCATTATAAACTTTCACACCATACTTAGGGGTATTCGTCGTAAATTTTTGCGGCTGATCATAGTCTCCTTGCTGCATCAGCATATTACTACTTTCGCTCCACTCATCTCGATTCGAAGCGAAGCCAACCCATTCGGGGATTGAATATTCCCCATCCGAGCGAAACTCGTTCAAATATTTAAGTCCCTTTCCATTGATATGCCTATTCCGCGCAAAAGGTGAGTAAGCCGTAAACTCCAACGTACCCTCACCCTTATAAACTCTCTGATCTTTCTCGTCAAAGCAAATATAGGAAAGTTGCGGCTCACCCGTCGGTTTAACCAAATACTCTTTATATGGCCGCTCATCAAAAACCAATGGTATAATATCCTTACACGCCATCGCGCGTCGTAAGTTACGAAGTTGAGTCTCCGTCATTGAGTCATACGCGATTGGTATTGAAAATGGCTTTTGAGAATAATTTGACTTCCAATAATACATCCCATCCCCACCGGGCACTTGCGCCGTAGCGTCTGAGAAGCCGGGGAGCAAACTCTCATTGAATCTGCTCCCATCACTTGTTCTCAGAATACCCAGTTTGGAAGAATGGAAGTTTCCTATGGAAAAGCCAATAAAATCGCCTTTTAAAACTTCCAAATCTCTTCCTCCTTTATCTCTTTAGGTTTATCGTTCTTACATTACGATAATTTGCATCTTTTGTAATTTCCTTCTTAATCTTTCTTACGAGCTGATCTACGTCATAATCGTTCGAAAGTCTGTCTACTTGTATGTCGATATCGTAATAGTTATCTCCGTTATTCTCAGAATTACTATTACCAAGGCCTCTGGTTTTTGTTAATACTTCACCAAGGATATCGCGCAGTTGTAAGAAGTTTTCGGTATCGCGCGCATTGAGTACAGCTTCTGGTCTTGACTTCGTACCGTCCAGCCATGCAGGACCAGTGAAGTTGGCAAGTCCGCCTTTCTTATAAGCTTGCAATGCGGCCGCAGTATACCAACCAGTCCAACCAGAGGGATCGTTACTTGTACCGATTAGGTAAGGATACTTCGCACCTTTGCGTATCTTGAGGATTTTTCTATTGGAAAGACCCTTTGCCGCGCGGCCACCTGAACCATCGGATGCTGCATTACCAAAGCCAACTGTACGAACTCGAGTACCAACGGTTAATGCTTTCGCACCAGAGTTAGAAGTTGGATTCTTCTTTGGTGTTTGGTTTTGCGGGGTTTGAACTTTGTTGACATCGGGATACGAAGTAGAGGGCTTATAAGTATTTTTGCCTGCATTTTTAGCATCAAGATATTGCTTAGCAAGAATTGTATTCATGTTGCGCTGTTCGATAGCTTTCGCACGCTCTTCTTCGGACATTTGAGTGTATTCGTAGTAATCGGTTAAAATTCGCTCAAGTTCAGAACCTTCGATAATCTTACCATCGGGACCCCAGCCCTCTTCCATGAGGGTTTTAACTTGTTCCCACAACGCGCCAGACTCTTGATCCTGCTCAAGTTGCTTTTGCATGATTTCGAGCTGCTTCTCACGAACTTTTTGAGCTTCATCATTTTGTTCTTCAAGCTCGCTTATCTTCTGGTCGATAAGTTCGTCAGTATAATCCCGACGCATCTGTTCGACATCTTTTCGCGCGGCGATTATGTCGGCTTGAGTTGAACCTGTGTCACGCTCCATACGGAACAATTGTGCGTCTTTATCAGCAATTTCTTTTTCTCTTTCGGCGTTGTCACGTTCCTGACGCTGTTTATCAATGTACTTGCGAAGAGCGTCGAGTATATCGGTTTTTGCTTCAGCAAGAGTTGAGATGTACTCGCTGTACTTATCGATTTCGTCTTGACGCTGTTTGATGAGAGCGTTGTAGACATCTTTTTGGAAATTAATGTATTCGTCACGTCCGCGCTGAGTAAGTTCATAGAGTTTGTCGTCGATTTCCCAAAGAGCATCTTCTGCTCCTTCAATTTCACCTTTTAGTTCTTCAAGTTTGCTTACTTGCCCTTCGATTCCCTTACCGATGTCCTCGTCTTTGTTTTTATTTATAAGATTATAATCAATGACAATGTTACCCGTTGCCATATCATAGCGAGCATATTTGGAGTATTTATTCTTGTTGAGCTTTTCAACGTCCTTCTTGCGTTCAGCAAGAAGTTGCTGTTGGAGAGCTTTTTGTTGTTCGAGGGATTTGCGTTCTTGCTCGGTTTTCTTGGCGAGATCGGCAGCATTGCCAAGACCATATTGGACAAGGCGATTATATTCGGACTCAAGGCGATTACGCTTACGAATTTCGGTATTGATTTTTTGGGTTAGGTTGTAGAGATGGTCGTAGGGATTTTCCCATGGGGTTTTTTCTTTGGAAGAAGATGATGAACTACTTGAGGTATCTGTACGACCTTTTGGCTTAGTGTAAGAAGTTGTAGTACCGCGAGGGGTAGTAGTGGCTATTTTGGTATTTAACTTCTTCCCAGTTGTCTTAGCCTTCGCCAAAGCGGTATTGTATTTATCTCTTGCTTCATTAACGCCGTCTACAGTTCTCCAATCAGCCAGACCAATTTTATTAGTGTCTTTATCAAGTTGTAATATCTTAGCCCAAACAGGATGTTTTTCTGCAAACTGTCTTATAACCGTATTTAAGGCGGTTATAATACCATTTGCGGTGCTGGTATACATCTGAGCAGATTGCACAGCTGCCATATACTCTTGTTGAGCCTCGATAACGGGATTATAAGAACCATCAGCAATTGCCGTGGTGACTTGATTGGTTATGACTTCTTGTTGCTCTGGCGGAACAGAAGGAAATAAGTCTTTGATTTTTTCAGTAGTCCAAAACTGTTCAAGCTCTTGCTTAGCCTCACTGGGATCTAAGCCACACTCTATAGTAAGGTAGTTGTATTGATTTTGTAATAATTTATTAAGCTCTTCTTGGAATTTATCAGAATCTATAACAGGGTCTATTATAAGTTGATCGCCATTAAGAAAGTTGCTTTTAGAAACGTCATTTTCGCCATCGCTTCCTCCTTCGTCCCAATACCCCTGAAGCTTTTCGTTGACCTGACTTTTGAACTCTTCATTATCTATCTTAGGGACAACTTTAACTTCAATTCCGTCATTTTTCTCTGACAGTGCAGATTCTATCTTTTTCTTTGCCTCTTGAGCGGCAACGGTCGGGTCTTCTATATTTATACCTAATACAGGGGCATATTCAGCCAACTGTTTTTCATTTAAGTCAACAAACCAGTTATCGCCAACTTTATAAGACGCACTCTTTAATAAATCTTCCATGCCGCCCGCATAGTCAATCTGCTGCAACTGCAAACTCAAATCAGATGAATAAGTTTGTAAATCTGCTATTGCAGCTTCAGCAGTTTGTTTTGATACTTTTGCTAATTCGGCAAACCTATCAATTAACTGCTGGGTACTTGTTATACCATCAAGATTAGTTACAATACTACCATTACTGTCAACAGACCAAATATTATTTTGAGGTAAGGACGCGAACATTTGATAGAAAGTACCATTTAACTGCTTAATTTTTCCCATAAAGGAATCTATTGCTTGTTTATAGCCAGTACCCTCTAAAGCTTCATTCCAAGCATCTTCTCCAAAAAGATTAATAATCATTTGGTGGAGTCGCTTATCACCATAGGCACCCTTGTCATATAATTCTTCTATTTCTTTTCGCTGTGAATTATAGAAGTCACTTATTGCTGTCTGAGACTCTGTTAGAGAGCTATTGTAATCATCTATGCGTGCAAAGGTGTCTTCTATGATATCTTGACTGCGATACATTTTCTGTAAAGCAGAAATATATTCGTCAGTAAGGTCTGTGGTACTAATTATTCCTTTTTGAAGTTGCTCAAGAATACGTCCAAAAGCACTAAAGGAAGTGCCTGTATTTTCAAGCATTTGACCAACTTTCTCGTTGGTTTTAGAAAGAGCCAATACTTGTTTTGCACTTGGGTCTTCAGAAAAAGATTTTAGCTCATCTTCAGATAGCCCGTAGAAAGCTTCGGACATCTGATCTGCCACTGAGATGTTCTGAAGCATACTAAATGCGACATCTTTAAAGGCATTATCAGTTTCATCAACGATAGCCTTCAAAGTCTTATAAGAATTTATTGACGAAGAATAATCTATATTACCAAGCTGGTCTAAATTATCTAAAAGCTTAGACATGCTTTTGCTATCAATAGCGGCATTGAGCCTTGACTTTATTGTTTTTTCAGCGTCTCCATATAGTTTGGAATCTTGAATCTTCTCAATATTTTTCTTTGCATTTACAGCTTCAGTATAGCCACCAAATTTATCTTTAAGATCTTTATACCCCTCATCATTTGCCTTTAAACCAAAGTATTCTGTGGTCTTATTAATTTCTGCTTGCATACCACTAAGATATTCTTTTACACTATCGCTATAGTTAGCCCATGATCCTTCATTGTTGTTGATCATATCCGTAGCATCTGCAACCGCGTCGTAATTACCACGCAGCGCTTCGCCTATAGCTGTTGCATCAGTTGCTATTTTATTATTAAGCTCTTCGACTTCTTTGACAATATCTTTATTTGCTAATATTTCGGCAACGGCTTCTTTCTGAGCCTTTCCTCTCTTGGCATACTCTGAATCATCCTCAGATAAGCCAGTAAGCCTCTGATATAAGAGTTCGATTTTGTCTTTATCGCTACCAGAAGGAGTAAGAGAATATTCTTTTAGTAAAGCATCTAACGAGTCTCCCGAAAGCTTATCTTTGTATTCTTGCTGTTTCCCACTTATTTTTTGTGGAGATAATGAATAAATGTGTGTTATTTGATCTTCATACTTTAAATCTTTTGAATAGGCTGCTAAAAGCTTTTTATCTTCCTCTGAGGTGTCATAATCGCTCATAACAGGAGTAACTCCTGCATGCACAAGAATCCCCTCAATAAGCTTGCTAAAACCATTGTCATTAGTATTATTGTTATAATTTGGCTGGAGAGACCGGTCTATATATTCTTTTTCTCTTTGTTCTTGTCCTTTTTTTTCTACATCAATACTATATTGAGTTGATGCTCTTTTTTTAATTAAATTATCAATTTGTTCGCGTTGTTGTTCTTTAATTAACTCAATACCTTCACTGGAAATTGTTATTAAACCATTTTCTTCGGTCGTATAATCTGCCAATATCGGATATTTTTTTAATAATTCATCAACTTGTTTATTAACCTCAACAAGGCGGTCTTTCCAATCATTTGAACCAGCCACTAATTGATTAAGATCCGCCATCATCTCATCATAAGAATCAAGATCTGACAACAGTTCTTTATAATTATCCTGAACTGTACTTAAAGCACCTTCAGTATTTTTTAATTCTTTATTTAAGTCTTTAAGTTTTTTATAGGAACTATTTAAATATATAAGAACTCCGGTTCCTACTAAAGCGGCAGTTACTCCAGCTATTATACCCAAAAGGGCACCTAATGATATCTCAAGGTTTGCGGCCAATCCAATTAATTTAGTGAGTGCTGCAGAGCCTACTTTGCTACCATTTTTTGCCTCTTCTGCCAACTGGGCCGTGCCTTTTTTACTTAATCCTAAAGTTGCTACCTGTTGTAATCGAAGTTTATTTTGTACTCCCAAGTTCGCAGAGCTATACATTTGTTGTCGAATTTCTTCTTTTTGCTCATCAGTAAGATTTTCCAAGGCTTCTTTCTGAAACAGAGCTGCAAAAACAGCTTTTTCTCTCTCTTCATTGTTACCAATCATAGCAATGCGCGCAGCTTCTTCTACTGTAACATTTTTCTGCATTAAAAGCGAGAAAGTTCCTAAAGCGTCTGAATCAGACATCAAAACCTTTTGAAGTTCTTTTAGTTGACCAACATCTGCTTTTACTCCCTTAAAACTGCCTATAGTTATGGATCCATTTTTACTTACTGAGTTTATATGCTCTATTGCTAATTGTAAATCCTTTAAGTAATCTTCAGTAGGCGAATGCGAAAGCACCTGTTTAACCGTGGAAAAAGCTTTTGGAATTTGCTTTAAGCCGTTAATCACAGTTTGACCTGCAGTTTTGCCCATACTTTTTAATCCTTCATTAAAACTCTTCATTGGGCCAAGGTTATCTTTTAATCCAGTTGAAAAAGTTCCCCAAAAAGAATCTAAAGCCGCACTGCCAACTTTAAATACGGCTAAGGATATACCCAATTTTCCTATCAGACTGGTAGCTTCACCACCAACTTCCGTTACTTTATTAATAGCAGTAGCTAATTTTATTAAAATATCGACACTTAATTTAATAAGCTTATTGTTTGCAATGCCCATGGTAAAACCTTGCCAAGCATTATGCAAACGATTGAGCTTGCTTTCCAAGGACTCTGTTGTTTTCTCGAACTGCTCTTGTGATGAGCCGGCACTACTATATGCTGCGTCAACAAGCTCAATAGTTCTGTCGTAATTAGACATCATAGCAATGAATCGGCTCTGTTGTCTACTACCTGCTGCCATAGTGGCGATATAACGTTGTTCGTTTACTGTTAAAGAATCCCATCTCTTAGCCAAATCAAGGAAAACATCATCAAGCTTTCTAAATTCGCCATTACTATCACGAAGTGCTACACCAACTGACTTCAATGCCGTCTCAATCTTATTAGCGTCAACTTGTTCACCATCAACTTCAACAAGTTCATTCGGATTCTTTTTCAGCTCGGTGAAACGTGCGACGATTGTTTTCATTGCAGTACCCGCGGTCTCTGCAGACTCACGAGTTGTTTCTATAATCTGCGAGAGGAAAGCTGCCGTAGTCTCGAATTCCATGTTCGCATTGTGTGCAATAGAGGCAGTTTTTGTCATTGCCGTTGAGATTTCTTGTGTATCTGAGGCAGTGATCTTAGCAAGTTCTGAATAAACATCATTGACCTTTTTCGCCGAAGTCTCGTTAATTTCCATGTTAAAACCACGAAGCGCGGCGGTCATCATGTTAGTCGCGTCGACATAATCCATTCCTGCGATACGCGCCATCTTCATCGTCTCATTAGAGACTTCCATTACTTCATTGGTTTTAAGACCTTGCTGGTAGAAGAGCGTAGCAGTTTCATATGCACCAAGAGTTGTTGTACCAAGATCATTAGCCATTTTTGTGTATTCAGGAAGCTGCTCCCACATATCGCCAACAGAAAAATCAGTAACAACAGCCGTTTTGGTCATAGCGGCATCCAGCTCTTTAACTGCTTGATAGGCTTCTCGTATAGCTCGTTTAAAAAGTTGGATGGCATTTTGCATACCAAAGAAACTAAGGAATCTTTGATGTAAAGCTTCTATTTCTCTTTTTTGAGCGGTAAAACGATTTAGTTCAGTAGTAGTTTCGCCAAGTTTTTTATTTAAAGGACCAGCTGATTTCTCAGCTGATTGCATCGCTTTTGATATCTGATTAAGAATTTCATTGGCGCCCTCGCCAGATTCATTTTTTACACGTTTTAACTCCCTGTCTAAGTCTTCTATTGAATTAATAGAAGAAATATCTACGTTAAAAGCCTTCCAATTAACATCGCTCGACTCAAGAATTTGCTTGACTTCTTTAAAATTAGCAGAAATATCAGTTTGCTGAATATTTTTTAATTCCTGTTCCGCTTTTGCTAATTTATCTGCAAAATCTTGAGCTTCTTTGGCTAACTGACTCTTACTGGTGCTACTCTGTAATTTTTGTTCAACTTCACTTAGTTTTTGCGCAGCCTCTTCTGCAGCCACTTTGGCTTGCATATAATTTTTATATTCATTGGTATTTTTAAAACCTTTTGCTTTTTCGTTTCCGTCGTATTTTTCAGCCAAACGCTTATTTTTAGCTTCTTCTGCTTTATTTAACTCAGCGGTTGCTTGAGTAAATTCTCTTTTTGCAGCTTTTTTATTGGCGGCAAGAATTTGATATTGTTCCTCGCTTATCAACTGCCGGCCTTGTAAATTATCTTTTTCATAATCTTCTTTATTTTGTTTCGCTGTAGCAACTGCTTTTTTAGCCTTCTCTTCTGCTTTTAAGGTTTTATTTAATTCATTATTATAATGTTGCCGTGCCTGAGTCATTTTATCAATTAAAGGCACAGCCTCTTTTAATTGTCGCTGAGTCCCGCCAAGCAGGTCTACATTAACGCCCATTTGACGGAGTTTCGTAGTAATTGTTTCGATGTCTTTTGCTACTTGCTTATAGTCAGCAATATTAATAACACCGTCTTTGGTGTTTGCTCGAAGCGCTTTAATCTTTTCACTAACAAGAGAAAACATTTGAGCAACTTCTTTTTCCATTGAACGCCCCAGATTTAGTTTACTAAATCCATCTCGCATTTTATTGAGAGAAGTATCTAAATTCTTTAATTCAGTCTCTATCTCGAGCTTTAGCGTCTCTTTAACTATTCCTCCGTTCTTTCCCAAAACCTTTCCTCCTTATAAAAAATCGACATTAGTTTTAGAATTAAAACTAATGTCGAAACCTTTATATATCACTATCTATATCGTCATTTAAATATGTTAAATCCATAGCTCTGGTGTTATTCCTTCCGCCTACTGGTATAGCCTTTGCGCGCAAGGTACTAACAACCGGAGTAGCATTTTTTCCCAAACGAATTGATAGGTCAGACACCAGTTTTAATCGTGGAATTGTTATAATTCCGGTCTTTGTAGCTCCAGACTCGTCATCCTTAAAACGAGTCTTTCCTATTAAGTGAAGATACCCATCAAAAGTTGATTGACCAACGCGCGCAATCGTAGCGCCGGAATTGTAAGCAAAACAATAATCCAGTATCACATTAGTGTATGGCTTATCAATTTTGAAATGGGTCTCATCTACTTTTTCGTAAGAGATAATTTTCTCGCCAGTGGATTTATCATATATAAAAATTTTTGTATCGAGTGCAGGTGGATTTGAAAAAGTAATAACTCCATTCTCATCGCTTTCCTTTTCCTCATACTTTGGAACCTCAATGGATTCATTCTGTACGTCGAAAAGCCTTAGCCCATTCATCAAAGCAAATTGAGTTTTAGAGAAAACTCCTTGGGAAAAAATAAGCTGAACTTCTTTTGTTGTGTCCCAATCAACTCTTGCTCTGTTGTCAAAGCCTCCATTTGCACTTATATAACTCTTAATTTCTTCGAAGTTGGCTATGCTAATGCGGTCAAATGCCGCGACTGTCTCCCCAACTTCGAACTTCCGGCCTTTTATCTCCATTGGATAAGTAGCTTTTAGTAGAACAGAGTACAGTTCTTTAAATCCAAATTGGGCGGTTTCAGTCATTTTATCACCTTAGTAAAAAGGCGGACGCCATTCGACATCCGCCTTTTTAATTTTATTTTTTACTTCTTACCAGTTTTAGTTTCGGCTGCAGCTTTATCTTTAAGGTCAGTAGCATGGTAGATTGAAGTAGTTCCTACGCCGGGATCAGAACCCTCGCCAGCGAGCTTATACTTAACAAGACGTACCATCTTACCATCCGCGGGACGGAGTACGCGGAGGTTCATGTTGAAAACGGAGGGATCTCCCTCTGCCTCCATCGTGATCGTGTTCTCGGACATAACCTTTGCCTTGGGTATGATGAGCTGGAACTCCTCATCCTTACCAGTGGCTCTGGATCTGGCGAAAGTATCACCAACAGCATAGTAGGTGCCGGGGAAGGTGGATGCACCGATATCAATTATTGCACCATCAACAAGAACATCGAAGGAGCAGAAATAGGTCTCGCCCTTTGTAAATTGCGTGACAACTGCTCCCTTTGCGTCAAAGAACTTGGGATTCTTTTTGTTATAAAGCTTGCCATCAGGTGCAGTATACTTACCGGACCAACCAGAAGCATCAGAATAGTTACCTGTTCCAGCTTCTTGGATTTCCGCAGGAAGTTTCGTATCTGTTGCAACGAACTTCTCTGTCTTCATAATGTAAGCAGCTGCATCATTATAGTCGGTAACAGTACCATTACCAAACATGATGGCCATGGACTTAGCACTAAAGAGAGCATCCTCAAGAGTGATATTGATCTCCTTACCGAAGTCCCATATAATGAGATCGGCATTACCCTTACCACCTTTTGCTGAGGTGTCCTCTGCGGTTTGCTCAAGAGTGGAAACCTTTAGTGTATCAAGGTAAAGAACCGGTACAGTAGGCTTGCCGTCTGCGCCAATATCATAGAGCGTAAAGTCGCATACTTCTTTAATGCCGTACTGTTCAAGGATATTTGCCATATTAAAATAGCCTCCTTAATAAAATTTATTCATTTGTAATCCAATATTTCGGGTGTATTTTCTTTGCATCCGCGCCCGCAAGTATTGATTTAACGTCCGTCTCATAGGCTTCTTTCCTTTGATAACGATCGATAATCTTACCAAGCGCGGCGTAACTAATCTCTCCGATATTAAGTGGAGTGAGTCCAATTCCCATACAACAAATTGAAACAAGAGAATCGCCAAGAGATAAACCCATACCTTTTTTAGATTTAATCCTATCTCTCAGTCTTGCCTTAGCCTTCATTCGTTTAACGCGCGGACTCTCATCGGGGTCGGGCTTCTCTACGGGGTTCATCCCCAAGCTTATCCGCACGGTATTTTGTAACTCAAAAAACTCCTCCTCATCTATGATGCGGAGTTCTTCTGCAGAAGTTACATTCATTAATTCATTTTCAAGATCTCCAAGCACTATAACTTGACTATCATATAGAATTGTAATATCCTCATGAAGAAAGAATTGAAAGGCTTCGCGCAGTGTAGTTTCAAATTCCTTATCCTCAAGAGCACTCCCAAGAATAAAAATCCAAGGAGTAGGAATTGGTCCATCATAACTCGGATTATGTTCATGGATGGAATCTTCTAACTCTTCCTGTGAAGTAGTAAAAAGTCCTTCCCATTGTGTAAATTTAGGATTCTTTAAACTATCGTTTAAAGATGGAGGATATACAGAGTAGTTCCTTTTTTGTATCGGCAGTCGTAGAAAGGCATAAGAATTAATCATAACTTGTAATCATAAATCCTTGCTCATAGCAGCTTATTTCTTCTGTAACGAAGTTTAATTCAAAATCGCCGCCTACTATTTTACCAAGACCGTTAATCGTCTTACCACTTAAACTTTTCTGTATTTCTCCAAGTATTGCAAAAGGACGCAAATTGCTATCCTTAATAATCCATTGCGTCATTGGTACGAAACTTTCGACCTTTATAACAAAATCCCTAAACTCATCATTATCATTTATGTCCCCCGATTCAACTCGTAAAACAACAATAGAATTGGCGGTCTCTTTTGGACCAACCTTAGGGATAATTCTAATCAACTTTTCAAAAAACTTCTCTCGAATTTCTTCTTTTTTGAAGTCCTCATGGCTTAGGGGATCTTTATCGGTATAGTATAATAATTTGAGAAGGTTCTGATTAGCTAAAAGGCGATTCATAATTTTTTGAAGATTGTGCCCAAGCTCTTCGCAATTTCGCACTCCCATTATTCTTCGCCTCCCTCTAACCAGTAGTAATCATCAGATGTATCTCCTTCCGGCCTTGTAGGCGCGGGACTGTTGTCGTAGAGATACACTGGATCATATGACACAAATTCAACTCCGGGAGTTGATAAAAGGTCATAACCTGTAATTACATAACCTTCTTTGAACGCGCCTTCTCCAATCTCAAAATATACATCCTTTTTAATGTATGGGTTTTTGGGCATAACCATAAAACTCAGTTTAAGGTTTTCTCGGTAGAGGACGCTCATACGGGAACGAGACTTAATTTCGTCTTTCAACATATTATCTTCTTGACCATAGACATAAGCCCAAGATGATTGCGTACTGCCATCGCGCGCAGTCCAAGTCAAATAGTGAGTCATTCGTATAAGGGTGTAACGATTATAACCACTTGCTTTAATATGTTCAAGATAGTATACCATCCAAGGAGTTTTTTGGTTATTCGCATCATCTAACATAAGAATAGTACCCGGTTCTAACTGAACCCGAGTTCGTGTTAGAAGATGCGCCATTGTCTTGGTATTATCTTGTGACAGAGGCTCTAAAGTACCCGCTTCCATTGTATCTCCATAGGGAAAGTCCAGTCTGTAAACTGAATAGGTAAGCTTGCGCTCAAACTCTCTTTCCCTTTGGTTTTGTAGTCGAGATGGGTAATCGGTACCATAGCGATTCAGTCTTTTAAAGTATATATCAAAATCGCCCATTACCTCACCCCTTTGAAACTAAAGTCATGCAATCAAAAATAGTGCTCCTGAAATATTCATAACGTAAATATCTTAATGTCGAGAGCTTATACATTAAAATATAATAGTTGATTGTGCGATCCTCTTCGGGAACACCCATTAGTTCAATTATAATTGAATCTAAAAATTTTTCCCACTCTCGATTCTTCTCAAACTCGCACAAAAGCCCAAAAAGTTTATTTTTAAGCTTATTGGCATATCCTTCCTGCGCATAGGTCATGAATTATCACCAGCCCATTTCCGATAATTATATGGAGACCCTTTAATAGACCGATAATAAATGCTTTCAAGTCTGCGCGCAGTGTCTCGTTCATACTTGAGCGTTTTGTTGAGTTTATCAAGAGTGTTGCCGGGAGAAAAGTCCCTCTCATCATACAAAGGCTTAACATTCTCCCAAGTCATAATACTACGATTCAGCCACTCACATTTCATAAGAGAGGCTAAAATTTGTATTTCTTCGTTGCTTAAGTCACCCTCAAACCCCTCGTCGGTACGTTTCAAAGAGACACGAGGAAACTTAAACCAAGGCAAGGCCGCATCGAGAAGTCCAGATAAGTCTTCCTTAATCTCGTCTTCTGTCCACTCAGTCCATTCATCTTCCAAGATTCTACCAAGCGCCGCCTTGTACACAGTAGAATAGGGAGTCATGTTAGTCCTCCTTAGCTTGACGATTTAGCCTGATTGCTGACATGATATCTATGCCTGTCATTTTCTTGAGTATTTCAGTCTTAGATATATCTGCACATTCGTTTTCAATCATATAGGAGACAAGGTTCTGAACCTGTTCATAAGGAATCTTCTTTATCTGCGCCTTAAAATCAACAAGCGGCATAACTGTTGCCATTCTTTTGAGTTGAGAATCATTCAAACAGATCACCTCTGTTGTATCTCCATCCTCAAGCCCAAGTTCGATGCGCGCGTCCTTGTCATCAATGAAAAGCATACCTTGCTGTACCATATACTCAAAGCCGGGGTCATAAATAGCTTCTTTAAGCACGCCCCAAGGCATAGGCTTCTTGGCGCCTTTCTTTTCCCAGCGTCTTTTGTAACGAAGATCGGGGATATTTACGGAAAGAGAACCTGTTGTCATATTTACAAGCATAATCTTGGTATCGTCTGTCATAATTTATTACTCCTTTTTACTCGCCCCTGTAGGGTTATATTTTTAAAGGGGAAGGAAGGAACCCTTCCTCCCCCATTTTATTAAAGATCGTAGGGTGCTGCGTACGTATTTGTGATTCCGGTATTCTGATATATGGCCCAGTTGTGGTGTGCCAAGATAGCAGAGCCCATCTTTCTATACATGTGTATCTCCATGGAGTTATCGCGGTTCTTAAAGTCGTTGATCTGGGTCTGGCCCTCAAGAACAACCTTAACAACGCGCTCTCTGCCTGTAGGAAGAATATAAGCAAGCTGAGGATCAATCCAAGTCTGCTCGTTATTCTCGTCAATAAAGGACTGAGGAAGCTGAACGATAGGAGTACCACGGAAAATATTGATATAGCCCTGATTGTGAATAGCATCGATATCCTGCGGATGATAGACGCCCGCAATGTGGTTGGTAGCATCAACAGGAACTATAGCGTCGGGACCCATAGCAGCGATGAACTCGCCGGGAGCGAAGATGACAGCACCCTCACCGTAAGCGCGGACAACATTAACAAGCTTAACCATTTCCTCGGAATCGAAAGAAGAAGCGGAGTGCTTATTAGCTGCGGGACGACCAGTAGCATTTATAGCTGCGCGCAGTGTATTCTGAACGTCAACATAGACAGAATCAGTAATACCCTCGGTCATGATATCCATAACCTCAGCCATAACCTCGGCACCATCAAGCATTCTCTCATAGTCGATTGTGCAAGCGCCACCGATAGTGTAAGTATCAACAGTAAAGGTGTCAGAATCAAGACGGAAAGTCTCGTAAACACCAGAAGCCGCGGCACGAGTAAGGAACTTCTTCGCACGATTGCGGCCAAGGCGAGTCTTAAAGGCAGCCTTTTCATTGTTACCGACAACCTTAACCTCGGCAAAAATGCCAATAGCGTCGATAACTCTCTTAGGAACAATCTCATCGATTGTTTCAACCATTATAGAATATATATCATAACGGTTCTTCATAAAGCTATAAACATCGCCCGCAAGAGCTTTAAGCTCATCGCGAAGGGCGTCATTTACATTCTGAACAGAATAATTAGCAGGCGCAGTACCGCGAGCGGCATGGAGAGCTAATTCTTTAATCTCAGCAATAGTAGCCATTATATAGTCCTCCTTTCCAAAAATTAAAGTCCAATAACTTCAAGCTTAACGCCAACCTGACCGTCGGGCATAGAACCTGCGCCCATGCCAGTAGCAACCTTGAAGCAAAGACCAGAAGTGGGTTTTGTAGCAGTAAGAGTAACAACACCCTCTGCGCCAACCTTACCATAAAGAGCCTTCTTACCAGCGTTCTTTATAGCTTCGATAACCTTATCATTCGAATCAAACTCGGATGAATCATAACCAATTGTATTGGTTGTCCAAATATCATGGATTGCGGGATAACCCATGCGAGGATAAGAACCCTCTTTGTTTATAAAGTTCTTGAGACCAACCTCTCTATTGCTGTATATATGCTCACTGGTATAAACAACAGCAAGAGGGCAATCCTCACCTTCTGCCTTAGGAAGGCGAACTTCGCGCTTAGCAGTGTCAACAGCAAGAATCATACCGTTCTCTGCTGCTACGCTAAGCTTGCACTGAGCCTCAATGCGGCCATCGCGACGGAAAGCGACATTGTTGAGCTCTATCTGACCGTTACCATCAATAGCAAGTCTTGTAAAAGCCATTATAAAATTCCTCCATTAATTGTTAGTATATCTCTCAAGGATGGCATTTATGCCGTTTTTCTCAACATTATCCTTGGGAACATAGTGTTTCTTGGAATCAAGAGCAAAATTCGCGGGATTACTCTTAACCAAAGTGTAGGCCAATTCTCTATCAAGAGCCTCATAAGTATACTTATCAACTTCCTCAACAAACGTATCAAGTATTGATTGATCAAGTTTATTAGAGTAAGTTTCGATAAGACCAAGCTTATCTTGCTTCTCAATATTAGCCTTGTAAGTAGAAAGTGAGTCTACTTGCTCTTGAAGTGAGTTCTTGTCGCTCTCAAGCGTCTCAATCTGCTGAGTAAACGTCTCCTTCTCTGTATTATAAGTGGAGATCTGGGTTTCAAACTCTTCTGTTTTCCGCTCCAAAGCCTCAATTTTTGTATTAAGTTCTCCAACTTGACCATCAAGCTCTTGCTCTCTCTCAAGTCTCTTATCAAGATTCTCAAAAGTATTCTCATTCAAAGCCTGAACAAGTCGAAGACTATCTCTTTCCGCGGCGGTTACATCTACAATGAAGCACTGCTCCTTAGAGTTTATCTCAACAGAGTCATTCTCATCATTCTTGGTGTAATAAACTCTCTCGAAAATCTGCTCATCATAGTTCCAGCATACAGCATAATTGTCATAAACTTCACAAATCTCATAATTAATTACATAACCGCCCTCTTCGGTGCAGTTAGGATTAAGAAGAGACCAAAGCTGATTTGCCTTGCGTTCATCGGAAAGCTTAAAATTAACTGTCATTTGCTTGTCCTCCAATTTCTTCTCAAATTGTATAAGATACTGTTCCATTTTTTTAATGGTTCCGCGCAGGTCATCAAGGCTAAAGAAAGCGGCGCCCTCAAAGCAAGGCTCAACCTCATCGCCAAGTACCTGTAAGCCCAAGAAACAACCCTCGGTATACTCAAAAAGTCTTTTACCATTAATCATTCTCCACGTACCTTTAATCGAAGGTCCGTAGAGTTCCATTGACTCTCCTTTGCCGAGAATTAAGTTTGCTTCGGCATAAAGGGCGGTGAAAATTAAGACGTCCGCGCAAGCGTAAGTTCGAACCACACCGTCTTCATCTTCATGCTCTTCCCATGCAAAGTTCGGATTTTCGGGAACAATACCATATATCCTACCTTCGCTTCGACGCTCGCCATGATCAGAATAATCATCATTAATCTCATCAAAAATGCCCTTAACAGGAGTATAAGGCAAAGTCATCAAAAGTTTTTCTGCGAACTCTCGACTTATATATGCGGCATTACGATTTTCTCCGAGATAAAAAATACGAACGCGAGCCTTTGAAATAACCTCGTTATAAGGTTCTAAATTTCCATATACTTCTACGGAAAATTGATTTAGTTTCTCACTCATCTAATTTCCCCCGTATTATTTGCTGATTCATCATTCTTCAAAGTCTGCGGTGCTTTCTCATCATCCGTCTTACGAGGTGCTCCTACTGGATTTGCACCCGGTTTAGAGCCGGCCGCGGATTGTGTATATGAAGAACTGGGCGGAATTAATATCTCCGTTAGTCCAAGCACATCATTCTCCAACGTCTTTACATTAATGATATCTCGCTGAGAGAAGCCCATGGCAATCGCGGGCATTAGTAAACTGTAGCCGCTTTGCGCAAGCTTAAAGCACATATCCACATATTCTTTGCGATTCTGTTCGCAGACAGGATATATCACATATTTAAAGTTAATGTTGTTATTTCCAAAAAGTTGATTAACCAGTTGAGTTATAAGAAAAGCATATCGTGTAGCAAACGTCATCATAATAGAAATATCCATTTTAATTGACGCCGCAAGTGTTGCGCTACCAGTCGAGCAAAAAAGTTCTGAGCTAACGCCCGCGTTATTGTAGATGTTTTTGTACATTCTATCCAATGTGTTATTAATTGTATCTGCTGAACTGGACGATGCTACCGCATCAACGTCGCCATAGGTCGTTAATACGCTTATGTTACGATTTCCTTTCATCATTCCAACTGCACCTTCGTGCATAAGTTGGACTTCATCTGGTTCGAAAAGAAGGGTACCATCACTAAGATGGGGTATTTTCTGAACTAAAATCTTTCGAATGTTCTCTAATGCGCGCGCCTGTTCCACGTCTATTGCATTATCATATTCAACACAAGCGCTGATTGCACTAAGGAACATCGGACGACCATCAAGTGCGGGGAAGCATACCCCTACATCTGAAGGTATCAGAATCCACTGAGGTCCTTTACCTTTCTTATATTTCTTGTAAGCCGTTACAATAAATTTTGGATAAGAGTTAAGAGCTTCTTTTCTTTTTGAGTCTGAGTGTATGGTGTCAAAATAGACAACATTAAATTCAATTATATCATTACCAAACTCATCGCGGAAGTTAGTCGCGCAATAGGCAGGTGGCAAATCAATAATCGATAAAACGTTCTTATCTAACTCTTGAATAACACCATAATAACATCCATCAACAAGTGCTCGTTGAGAGAATGTTGTAAATATGCTCCTCAAAGGAACGGAATCTATAAAGTCCATTGCACGCTGATAACGCTTTTGCAGGTGAGAAGTGGAGAGATTCTGACCGAAACTTGGATTAGGTATTAATAAACCCGCATAATCCAAAAGCGTCGCATAGTACATAATAAGCTTTTTATAGATGCCGTCTTTGAGAAAATAGTTACGAGAAAGCTTTTGTTGTTCTTCCAACGAGCCAGACTCTACAATGCGTTTGATTTCTTCGGGCTTATAATCTCTCGTCGAGGTAGTATAACTACGGAAAGAGGTGCTGTTCCATGCCCGGTCATTGGTCGCAATAAGTGAGTCTGTAACTTTCGCAAAGGAGGTTGCAAAATCTGGTTCTTTGGACTGTATTCGATTGTTGTCGTTAGAACCTGTCATAGGTTAATTACCTCCTGTAAAAAAAATTAATTGACGAGATGTGCCGCGCCTTTTATCTTTTTTGAAGGCTTCTTCTTCGTATTCTTTAATGCGCCAAAGCCCATAAGCAAAGGCAGAATACTTATCCTTAGGATACCTTTTATTAATACGTTCCAGTACGATATCGGTGCCCGCGCCAGTTCGTTTTAAACGAAGGTTAGCCATTTCTTGGAAAAGGCTTGTTGTCATCTCGTGCGGCATTAATCTCTTAACTCTTTGTTCCACAGACATCTTGCGGCCAGTCTTAGTAGCAAGTAAAGATAACTTTGCATCTTGTTCTTTAATAAGAAAACGTACTCTGCCACCATTTAGTTTGGCATAGCAATTACTGTGAATTTGAGAGTTGAGAGAAGCGGATGCCTTGATTCCATATAGGATGCAGCGTGCATCATGAGGTTGTACTTTTCGGTAATTTTGGTCATTTATAAAGCCATAAGGTGGATAATAAGTTCCATCTTCACCGAACTGCGCGCGAATCATTTCATCACCAAGTCCAACTCCGAGGCCATTTGTATCGAGTACAACCTCGCGCGGATCATACAAATTGATTAACCGTTTAATGTCGGCCGCTTGGCGAGAGAAGGGTTTAGTTTCAGGGGTGCGACCAAGCACCACGATATTAACTAAACTTGCGAAATACTTACCATCAAGAACACTGACTTTGAAGATGCAGGCTACAGTTTGGTCACTAAGCCTGCCAACCATTACTTTCCATACGAGTCGTTAATTCGTATGCGTTTTCTAAGAAACTGCTATATGTTTCCATATAGATAAGACTATATCTTTATCCTCGAGGGATATTTTCTATTTCGACTCACTTGAGTCTACTCTCTTGCGAGATAGTCGTTGAACCAATTGTTTAATATAGTATCAATATTGTCAAAGTCAAAATAACCAATTATTAAATAATTATAGCCATGTGCAACAGCTTCTTTTTCTTTCTCTGCATCGATTTTTTGTTGTTCTTTGAGAGGAACTTTAAAATATTTATTTTCTACATAGTGTTGTTCGCCATTGTACTCAATAATTAAATTATAATCCGGCAGATAAAAATCATATCTTCTTTTTTTGTTAGATTGCCAACTAAAAGAGTATTCAATTTCAAAAGCCTTTTCATTACTCATAAGCCAGTTTGTGATTTTTTGTTCGCCTTTGCTGCGTTTCTTGTTACAATGCGGGCATCCAAAGTTATCATAAAGTTTTTTTACTTTCGTCTTCCATATAAAGCCGCATTTATGTCTAACAAGAACTTTTTCATCTCTTGAAGAATATTCACTTAATAGCTCATATTCTGTAGGAAGTAAAGCTTTTACCGCTTGAGTGTTTAAAAGCTCTCTACCAACACAAAAAGGACAGTTAGGATTTTTAAGAAATTCACTCCATGGCTTACTATAAGTTTGCTGGCATTTTAAACATTTGACTCTTACCATGTACTTCTTTGTTTCTGATCTGTACCAGAAATCAATAAGTTCCATATCAGGGCTATTTGAAATATAACTTTTAATTTTTTCTAAATTACTGAAATGTTTTGTCTGTTTGTTATTAACATTATAACAAAAGCAAACATCCTTTCGAGAAGAATTAATATAGTTATTAAAACTTGAATATTGAGTTATTTTTCCGCATTTCAAACATTTTATTGAAAATGGCTTACTAACTCTTGTATATTCAACTATTTCAAAAGGTTGATTTGGAAACTTATCTTTAATTCTTTGACAAATTTCATCTTGTGATACTATTTTCATAATTACCTCCAATTGGTGCGGATTGGCTCTTTTTAATACTTAGGCTTGCGCCATATACCATACTGATATTTATTTCTACTTTCGTAACATGATAGCATCGAGGTAATGCTATTTTAGTATATCAGTCTTTAAGCGTTCCCCGCTTTTAAGAAAATTTTGCATTTGCTAATCGCTTAGCAAAGGGACATTATTTTATCCACTGAAATTAAGTAGAATTGATTCTTTGTAAGTCTACTCGAAGCGTGCAATTCGGGATTTTTTAATTTTCGATATTTTGAAATTTTGTCGAAGTTAAACCAAGACTCGCTATCTCCACCGCCCCACGAGGACATATACTCGCGCGCAAAGGACTCTTCATTATATGAAGGCGACATTTTTAGCCCATTGATATAACTTCGATCGATCAGCCCGTGCATCATAGGAACACGATAATCACATCCCATGACAAAGGCTCGATCAGGTTCTATGATTGCTGTTTCAAAACAGTCAATAAGTTTGTCGTATGCATAGGAAGTTCTTGCACCGGCAGATGTCATGATCGCTTGTTGCTGATTCGGCTCTTTTGGATTCACGGTGTTGTCGGGAAGACGGCGTGACACGTTCATTAATGGAAGGACAATTTCTGTTATATCCTTCTCATCATGGTCTCTCAACTCATCCAGCAGACCGCCATGCCTTCTGCCGCCACGAGTGCTATCAGCAGCACCAACCACTGTAAATTCTGAACCATTTCTAAACCGTAGTGTTACATAATCCTTACCATAGTTGCCGGGGACTTCTGCAACAGATCCTCCTATAACCTCTCGCCGCAGTAGAGGGAAAAGTCGGAAGATTTCGGTTAGTTTTTCCTTCGCAATTTGCGCACCCTGATTCTTATAAGGCGCGCAGATAAATCGTTTGGTGCCGGGCATAAACACGCATTGGAGGAAGAGCGCGAGAATTGTGAGGAAGGATTTGGAGAAGGCGCGGCAGGCGCTAATATATACGATCTTATACCGCATGAGCGCGCGCAACACAATTCTTTGATAGAAAAAGAAAGAGAAAGAAGAATCAACGGGCTTAATCAAGTCCAAAAATAAGTCTGGATAAGCAGTAAAAAAATTACAATACTTCTCCACCAAATCTTGATTCTTCTCAAAAAACTCTTCCCCAAGCACCGCTCCCTTTTCAATCGGCATATCTTCTCGTTTACCAACTTGCACATCATCAAAGCCTTGTAGGTTCTTACTCAATAACTTCATGGTTACGCGCCTCCAAGGTCAGACTCAAATTCTTCCTCGTCCGCATTCAGCAATTTATCATAACCATCAAGCTCGTAATCCTCTAACGCATACTCGCCGCCCGTATCATAACGATCCTCGGCTTTCTTCGCGTTTTGGAGGGCTTCGATTCGGCGAGTAATCTCATCGCCAATTCCCGTTTCGTTCGTATACAGTTTCTGGTTGAAAGCCTGAATGTTCTTCATCGTCTCATCAACGACGTCTTTTGACACATTATCAAAATATTTGTTCTTCCAGCCTCTTTTCTCAAGCCAAGAGAATAACTCTCCAACCGAGTCGAAATCATTAATATTCTTCGTATTTTTGGGTGTAAATTCTGCTGCCTTAACAAGAGTATCATAACTCTTCAAAAGCTTATCAAAATCTTCGCCGTCTCGTATTCTGCGGTCAAGCTCGCAAGAAATTTTGCAAATCTTCAAAGCTTGGTCCGATTGGAGCGCGCCATTTATATTCTGCGTACTAAGCAATCCATTATACAAATTCTCCAAGTAAAGAAGGCTATCTGTATCATAATTGCTGCCCCATTTCTCTCGAAGCTGACGAAGTTTTTCTTCCCCAACCAAGGGTATCTCGAACTCAAGAAGCCCCTTGCTACGGAGCTTACGAAATTCTTCGTCATAATCCTCCCATCCAAAACTCGCATATTCTTCGGAAAGGAAGACCGCCGCGTAGGTATGGAATACTTTGCGGCCATTGGCTTCGTGAAGACGTTCGAACTCTTTTGGAACAAAGGGTATGTCAGCCCATTGGCAAAACTTATCCACAACATTCCAAGCGAACTCCTTTTCTTCCAAGTATTGCGCGCAACACTCGTCGCAAATTGGAAGCACCCCGTCTGGATAGAACCATGACTTAGTGGGCGCAAAGTCCTCTGGCCCAAGGTGGTTGCCGCATCGTGGGCAAATTTTTTCGGAAAACGTCTTAGTCCGTACTCGTAGAAGTGGTTGCATCTTCGATTACCTCCGCGTTTTCGTCTGATTCGATGGTCGCGCGCCTTGTAAGTAAACTCGTAGGCAAATGCTTATATTTGCTATCTGCGTGGAGTTCGTTTCCTTCTTCGGATAGCGCGGCCTCCATAATCCAAATTAGGTTATGGCGTTGGACGGGCGTTAATCGTAAAAACTCGTCGAGCATTTCCTCGAAGATTTCGGCGAAATCACGAAGAAGAGATTCGGTTTCATCCTTCTCGTCCTCGGTCTCGTCTTCGGTTCTACCTTTGTTCTCCTCTAAAAGCTGAACCTTGAGGACGCGCGCGACCCCAACAAACTCGTCCACGGGTAATGCCGCAAGCAAGCTCACAAAATAGGAAAATTGGCGAGCCTCGAGCTTCTGCTTGGGCCCTCGTTTATTGTTTTTTCTTTTTTTCTTCTTGTCCATTTTGGGATTTCTCCTTTTTCTCTTTGGATTTTTTCGCACGCTCTTCTCTATCACAAACCTTACAGCGCCCCGTAAATCCATCGCTGGAACGGCTTTTGCGCACAAAAAAGTCCTTACTACGAAGTAAAACTCGCCCGCATCCAATACAAACTTTCCAGTTCTCCGGAAAGAACAAGTTTTCTAAAAGCTCTCGGTGAATGCGCGCGGCTTCTGCGATTTGAGGAATAATTTTTTGTCGATAGATAGTCGAAATGTAGTTATCTGTATAGTGGCTACCATAGGTTTCGTTTAGGGTTTGGGCGATTTGGATATTTGGTACCCCGCGCAATTTCATACGAAGAAGATCGTTTTGGGACTCGCTAAGATTTGCCTCGCGCGCATAGTAGGTAAAAACTTGTTGAAGAGGAGTATTGCGGAAGTCCTCGCGCAATTCCAAAAACTCCAAAAGGTTTTGTTCTTTTCGGAAGTCAAAAGTGGCATCGGGGTCAGTTCTCTTCCAAAGAACTTTTGTGAGCGCGCGCAGGTCCTTCTCTTCAAAATTTTTCGGTACCAATTCGCTAAAGGGGACGAAGAACTGGGGTGCGAAGCTGACGGGTGCGATTCCAAGTTCCGTACTTACAAGAGAATCTTCGTCTTCCGCGGGTGTATGGAGTAGTGCGCGCGGAGTTGGGATTGAGAATGAGTCACGAAGCGTATATTGCTGACGGCGCAATTCGATAAGATGGTGACGCTCCTTTAGGTAGGAGAAGCTTGTGAGTAGGAGGGACTTTTGGTGGGCGGTTTCGATTTCAGAGGGCGTAAGCCTTGCCAAAAGTTCTGCGCGGGGTGGCGTTTTTCGCTTTCCAAGTCTTTGTTCGTATTCACAAAGCGCGAGGTCCAAAATATCGATTTCGGACCAGAGGGCTTCGAAGAGGACAAGTAGGTCGGGTGGAGCGTCTCGTCGGGTTTTTTCTCGAGAGAAGACCTCGCGCGTAACTTTGGTTGGAACATAGGACTTGGGAAGAATTTCGGACTCTCCGGTTGTACTTACAAGCTCATCGAGAGAAGTGGATTCTTTTTGTGTCCATGACTTACGTTTGCGGCCGAGGTCGTATTGACCTTTTTGTTCACCATTTTTGCCGTCCTCGTCAAACCCCCAAAGCACATACGCGGCGCAAGTCTCGAGTTCTGCGGGCGATGGCTCGAAGGGAAGACCTTCCATATATCGAGATAGGAACTCGATTCGTTCTTTTGCGGTAGGGAGTTCCCAGTTTAGTTGTAGGCGGTTTTTCAAAGGAAATATCCTCCTTAGTAGGTTTTTATAGGCATAGAAGGCTTAGGTAGAATACCTTAGCAGAGGGCCTATGTACTGCTTACATTTATATTATACCGAGAATTTTGGAGAAAATCAAATTTCGGATGACGGAAAATTTTTCTAAAAAAGAATATTAAATTTTTGAAGTTCGTAGTATTTTGTAGCCAGCCCGCCCATTTTTCGTTTTTAGAAAATAAAAAGTTACCAGAAATCACCCCGGGTATTGTGATAAAAGAATTATAAAAGTGATGCAGGTATTTTTCCTATGCAGCATTATAAATGTAATTGCTATAAAGGCATATTAAAATAGAATTAAAACAAATTTAAATTTTTTTGTTATTTTTCTTTTTGGGTGTTTACTTTTCGCTGCTGCCGTGGTATTATATAGATGTTCCCGACGGGGAATACAAATTACATATCGAAAGGATGTTCTAAAATGACAATTCGAGAAAAGAAAATCGCAGAGGTTAATGCCTATCTCGAAAAAACAAAAGCTATCAATTATCATTGCAAGCCCACCGCGGGAATTGATAGTGGGCGCGGTGGCAAGACTTTTGAAGGACTTGTCAAGCTCTATCTTAACAATTACCGCTTTAAAGGCATTGCAAGCGCAGAGGGCAAAACAGACACTAAAAAGCGCATCAATGGTGAAATTGCTAAAATTGAAATTAAATGCAATGCCTTTGAGATTAAGCGGCTCGACGAAAACGGCGCGGTTACTTATTCAATACGGAATAATGACTATATTGTATACGCGCCCGATTATAACGAGTCCGCGCCCGTTGAGATGCAAGCCTATGTTATACCCGCGGAGCTGTTCGTTGACAAGCTGTTTGAATGCGGTTGCGTGCGCTTGAAAATGACAACGCCTATGGCAGCGCGTAAAAAAGCGGGTGAGCCGTTCTTCTATGATAGAATATCAATTCAGAACAACAGCATTAAAAAGCTCAATCTGATATATGATATACTTAGTGAATACGGAATGAGCTTAAAAGAGTTCAAAGCAATGGTGTGCGGGGCTTAAAGCCCCGCCGCCACGGCAGTGTACAACGCTATTATATAGAATGGAGTAATAACAATGAACGAATATGAACTTAAATGGGTATCAGATGATGTATCAATGGAATACGCACAGGAGCTTGTATCTCGACTTAATAAAGCTGCGGGACAAGAAAAAAAGGCTTATCAGTTGCTTAAATCCGCTCGAGAAATATATGATTCTATTCAGAATGATATGACACTCGAGATATATGATAACGCGCTCGATTGGTATATGTATTGGGCTGATACGGTGGATGATATCATAACTGAGATTGAATCAGCGGGCGGAGTCATAAACTGAACGCGGGCGGGCTTACAAGCCCGCTCACCTTTGGATCTGCGGCGTGATACCTTGTCACGCCACACTTGCTTATATCGCATTATGAAGTTGGGACGTAAGACGTCCCACCTATCGGGTTGTAATCGGGCTTATGTTGTGATATAATACTATCGTAAAGGGGAGATAAGTAATGCAAAAATATGATATCTTTTATTGCGATTTAGGAAAAAACCTTGGCAGTGAACAGGGCGGCGTCCGTCCGTGCATAATTCTTCAGAATAATATGGGTAACAAATATTCACCTACGACTATAATAGCTCCGTTTACCACAGCTACAAAGCGCCCATTGCCTACACATATTCCACTCAAGCTACACGGGCGCGACACCTGCATATTGATGGAGCAGATAAGAGTTATTGATAAGTCGAGAATCGGAAAATTTTATGGAAAAATGATGATATCGAATTACAGAAAAAAATACAAGCTGCAATAAAAGTAAGCCTCAGCTTAGACTGAGGTTTCTTTTTTGGAAAATTGTGCTTTTTGAACAAAACAGAAACTGTTGGGACGTCATACGTCCCAAAATTATATTTGACTTTTTAGGGAAAATAATGTATAATAAATACAGAAAATAAAGGAGAGATTATAATATGAGTTTAGAAATGAAGTTCGCAATACAGACAGTATTTGATATACTTATAGTAATATTAGTTATTACGGGATTTTTCTATGAAGAAAAGCTGATAAAATTCGAGAAAAAAATAAAGCTGCGACTTGCGAAAATTTTATACAAATTTTTGTGCCTGTTTCATAAAGAAGAAAATAATTCCAAAAAATAATTGCCCGCTCCCGAGATTAAATTTAGAAAGGAGAAGAAAAAATGGGATTTGTTAGTTGTCTTATGTTTGTAGGAATTATTGCATTTGTGTCTTGTGCCGGTGCCGCACTTGCAAGTTCTTAATTACAATCGCGCGAAGTGGTATTTTATCACTTCGCGTTTTGTAGAATTTTTTTATGGATTGGAAATTTTGGTTATATGCGGAAGAAGAATATACCAAAATTCGGGGTTGGGACGTGGTACGTCCCAAGTCCAGTGTTGACAAGTAATAAGTAATAGTATATAATATAGATGTACTCAAGAAGAAGTACAAAAAAAATAAAACATAAAGAATCGAAAGGAAAGAAAAAAATGAGAGTTACGAAGATAATCAGAGAGTATGTAGAGGAAACAGTTAACGGAATTTATGACCTTATAATCGGAAATTGTTCTAAAGACTATTCCAAGAAGAAAAATGAAGTAGAGGACATTCTCGAAAAAATGGTTGATGAATTTAACACCGCCGCGAAAAAGATGATTGAAGAACACGGATTTACAATAGACTCGTGGTGCGGAGAAGAAAAGCATATTATAAGTTATACTTGTAATTTTGACAAAAAAGAATATGAGTCGATAGTAAACAAGAGAAACGAGTTAAGAGACGAGAAAAGACGGAAGATACAGGATATTCTTGTAAATCTCGAACTCGGTGGAACGAAAGCCGAACTTGATGAAATGTTGAAGAATATTCGGGAAGAGGTTGCGGGTTAACCGCAACTTTTTCCAAAAATTCCAACTGGGACGTCACACGTCCCAACAGTGGCGTTGACTTTTCCCAAAATTTAGACTATAATATAAATGTAATCAAAAGAAGAGAGAGGAAAGAAGAAGAATGAAAGTTTATTATGATTATAAAAACGATGAAATAGTAACAGAAGAAGAAGCAACAAAATATGTTAAAGAAGAAATTTTAGATGATGATTATGCCCTATGGGAATTTATTACAGATAATTATTACTATGGAGCAATTATGTCACATTTATCTCAAGACTTTCTTAAAGAGATAATAGAAGAATTAATAAAAAATCGACTTGAAAATCCCGACTATTTTCTTGTAAGAGAATTTCCCGACTAACAATGCCCGCGTGATATTTTATCACGCGGTTTCTTCTCTAAAAGGTGGGACGTAGCACGTCCCAACATAAGTCTTGACTTCTCATATGCAATGATGTATAATATAAATGTAATCAAGAGAAAGGAACAAAGAAATGACTACTAAACAGATATGGTTTGATATGGACGGCACTATTGCAGACCTCTACGGTGTCAATGGGTGGCTTGATGATATCGTAAACGAACGAGCTGACGCCTACGAAAACGCTCGCCCGCTCGTCAATTTACAGGTGCTTGCTCGGCTGCTGAATCGTCTTTTGCGACAGGGTTATGAAATAGGAATTGTTTCGTGGACTGCAAAAAATTCCAGCAAAGAATATGAGGAAATTGTTAAAAACGCAAAAATAAATTGGCTTTCTAAACATCTTGCAAGCGTTCATTTTTCTCATATCGATATAATTCCGTATGGTACACCAAAGCATATAGGAAGAAGTGGAGTTCTTTTTGACGATGAAGAAAATAATCGCACTTCTTGGAACGGTACTGCATATGATGTTGACAACATTCTGAATGTACTTCGCGCGATGTGATAAATTATCACATCCGCGTTGTAGGTTGGGACGTTGGCCGTCCCAAAAGTAGGATTGACAAGTAAAGAATAATAGTATATAATATAAATGTATTCAAGAGAAAGGAAAAAAGAAATAATGAGAGTGAAAGTATATGTTAATAAAGACGGCGTTGTTTATAGTGAAAAAGAAATTAAAGAGGCATTGCCCGACATAATTGCGAATTACGAATATTTTGGGGTATATGATTATATCATGACACATTATACAGAAAAAGAATTATTTAATCTTTTAAATGAAGATGCTCAAAAGAAAATATATAAATATCTAACAGACCGAATAATAGAAGAAGATTTTCATGATGATGAAATTGAACTTGATGATTTCTGTCCTAATTGTCCTTTTATAAAATGACTGCCCGCGTGGCGATTCGTCACGCGGTTTCTTCTTGGGATTGTGGGACGTAATACGTCCCAACTCCGGTGTTGACTTCTTTCTTTCCCCGTGGTATAATACTATCAGAAATTAAGAAAGGAATCAAACAAAATGGAAAAATTCGACAAAAGAAGAAAATATTATATGATTCTCGATTGTGAGACGGCAACTCTGCCATTTGTTTCTGAAATAGAATCACCGGAAGACAAAAAGAAAATAGCTATTGCAAAGCCTTTGATATATGATATCGGATATCAAATAATCGATATCAACGGCAATATATACAAGCGTGTAAGCTGTTTGATATCGGAAATATTTTTCGATACGAGAATTTTTGATACTGCTTATTATGCAATAAAACGCCCGATATATATCGAAAGACTTTCCAATAAAGAAATATCCTGTATGCAGTGGGATTCTTTTGCGGAAAATTTTGAAAACGATTTACAAGTCGTTTCCGCTGTAGGTGCTTATAATTCAATGTTCGATTTTAAAAAAGCAATTCCCTTTACTGAAAAATATATCCGTGCACTATATTCGGGTGATTATGATAACTTTATAAATTCCGAAAAGAAAAAATGCGAGTATATTCTAAATAATAATAAAAGCGGTTCAAACTTCAATGGTGATTATTTCTATTTTAGAAATAAAAAATACCCGCTCTTTGATGTTTGGGGTCTTGCTTGTAAACATCTACTTAATAATGATGATTTTAGAGAATTTTGTTATGATAATAACCGCCTCACAAGTAGCGGAAAATATTTTTCTACTTCGGCAGAAACAGCATACCAGTTTTTAATGCAGGATGAGAATTTCGTCGAGGCACATTGTGCGATTGATGACGCGGAGATTGAATCACAAATTTTTTCGCTAATTGGAAAAAAGACAAAGCATAAATTCTCCCGTGGAATTATCTTTTTTCCGTTTAAGATAATAGGAGAAGTCGAATAAAGAAAAAAGGTGGTGAGCAATCATCACTTTTTTCTCCACCGCAGATGGGACGTTATACGTCCCAAGTCAAGTATTGACATTTCTACTATATAAGAGTATAATATAACTGTAATCAAGAGGGAAAAGAAAAAGAACTCTTGAATATCTAATAAGTCAACGGCAGACTATAAAACGAGAAAGGAAAAAAAGTTATGACAAGAAAGGATTTTTACAACGCACTTCTCGAGGCAAACATCAGCGAGGATATGAACAATTTTGCCGAAAAGGAACTTACCAAGCTTGCCCACGAGGCAGAGTATCGCCGTAACACACCGACAAAGAAACAGAGGGAGAACGAGGATATCAAGGCAGTTATTCTCACTCACTTCACCGCGGGCGTCTCTCTGTCGGGTGCAGAGGTTGCCGAGTCGGTCGGTATCACTCCGCAGAAAGCGAACGCACTTCTTCGCCAGCTTGTGAACGAGGGTAAACTTTCCGTTGAGGAAATTAAGAGCGGCAAGCGTCTTGTAAATTCTTACTCGATAACCGAGTAAAGAAAAATGAGGGTGGGATTATTCCCACTCTCAATTTTTACCGAAAAACTGGGACGTCGAACGTCCCAAGTCAAATGTTGACTTTTCAAAAAAGTTATGGTATAATTTATTTGTAAAAAAAGGAAAGGAGATAAAAATATGACAAGAAAGCAAGAAAACGAAAAAATGCGGAATTCTTTCATAAAAGAACTAATGGATTTTATTGAATCACAGGGCAACGAGGCAATTCGGATAAAGAATAATGAAGTTGCGTTCCCGATTGTCTACGAAAACGGTGATGAAGCTTTTATGAAAATCGCGGTGAGTATTCCCTCGGGCAGTCGTGATGGTGATATTTTTGATGCGTATTCTCTTGCGGAAGAATATGTGATAAACGAGAAAAAGAAAAAAGAAATTGCCGAGAGAAAAGCCGAGGAAAAGCAAAAGAAAGTTGCGAGAGACGAAAAACAGCGAGAACAGAATAAACTCATAAAAGAAAAAAGAGAGAAGAGGGGATGACCCTCTTTTTTCTTTTACCGAAAAAATCTAAGTTGGGACGTTATACGTCCCAAATCAAGTGTTGACATTTCTATCATATAAGAGTATAATATAACTGTAATCAAGAGGAAGTAAACCTCTTGAAAAACTAACAAGTCAACGACAGACTATAAAACGAGAAAGGAAAAAAGACTATGACACAGAGAAATTTCTTCGAGAGCATTAAGAACGGCGGCACTATCACTGATGAGATGATAGAGCACGCAACCGCGGAACTTGAAAAGCTCGATGAGAGAGCCGAAAAGAGAAAGAATTATCGCACGCCCGCTCAGAAAGAGAACGAGGACATTAAAGAGAAAATACTTGAGTGCTTTGTAGACTGCCCGGAGATGACAGGCAAAGAGGTTGCCGAAAAAGTGGTAATTTCCACTCAGAAAGCAAATGCACTTCTCCGACAGCTTGTCAATGAGAATGGTCTTGTTGTCACACAGGTGGCAAACGGAAAGCGTCTTATCAATTCGTATTCACTTGCTTAAATCGAACATTCCTTTATAGAAGTAAGAGGGCAATAGTCCTCTTATTTCTTTTTGAGTGGGTTGGGACGTTACACGTCCCAACTCCATTTTTTATTTTTCTTCAAAAGTATTGACAAATTTTTATTCCATATTGTAATTCCATATTGTAATTCCATATTGTAATTCTATATTATAATTCTATATTAAAATTTCTCCTAAAAATTTTTCTCGTACACAATCCGCGCGCTCGCTGATAGGTCCTGACATAGACAGAACCCGCTCCCAGCTGGGAGCGGGCATATAAGCGGGTAAATGAGCTGCGATACGAGCTGCGATTAGGGCAGCTGCATAAGCTGGGAATGAGCTGCGTATGAGCTGGGACGTGGATGAGCTGCGAAAGCTGCGGGAGCTGCGATGCGAGCGGGCTTATAATAAAACTTGAGGGAGCTGCGAGCGGGCAAAGTCAAATTTTGTATGAGCTGCTTTAGTGAACTGAAGCGGGCGCAATAAAAGAAAAAAGACCAAGGTTATCCCTTGGTCTTCTCTTCTACGCCAACACATACATTGGCTTACGATAATGCGCGCCCGCTCCCAAGTCGGGCTTGCTCAAGCCTTGAAGTAGCCCTTCTGTGTGCCCTTGCCAGTGACCTTAACATCCTGAACCTGCGCACGACCCTCTGCCACCAGAGCACGAAGCAGAGCACTGGCTTTCTGAGTGGATGTGCCAAGTATTGCCGCAACATTCGCCGCAACTGTAGGCTCGGTCGTGAGTATATCCGTCTCAATGCGCGCAAGCAGGGGTGCGTTCTCCTGCGCCTTCTTCGACTGGCGCTCACGGCGCGCATCATTAGCCTTGTCAAGCTTGGCAAGAGCAGCGATAGCATACTCCTCCATCTCGGCAGTAACGGTGTTGCCCTCGTGGATGTTTTCAAAAAATTCTCTCTGTGTCATTTACAATTCTTCCTTTCAAAAAATTTTTTTAGTAGATTTGGAAGTGGGAGAGAGCGGGTTCATGGCATGAGTTTGAATATGAACGCTTAGGAGTGCCAAAAACATTTTGGTTTTTGGAAAATAATACGGGTTATATGCTCGTATCGCTCTTATCTCTCTCTCACTTTCTATATATATTATAGTCCAAAAGGAGAAAGTTTTCAAATTTTTGAGAGCGGGTTTAGGTGTAAGTTTGGATGTAGGTTTAGATGTGAGTTCGGCTTACTGGTAAAGCTGTGAGTAAGAACTTACAAGGGGGCTTACATTTAAACCTACGATGCGCGCAACCCGCTCCCGTTTAAATCGCTTTAGTTAAGTGAAGTGCGCGCATTCAAAGTAAGCTAAGACATAGATAAACCCGCTCCGAAAAATTCAATGTTTTTTGGCAACGAAAAGAGAAATCGGAAGAGTTGTTCGGAAGAAAAGAAAGTAAAAGTAAAAACAAAATGATTTTATGGCTTAGAGAGCGGGTTAGGCAATGCGCGAAGAAAAACTTTTTAGGGTTGCGCGCAGATTTATAGGTAGGAGGAAGTGGTTTTGGAAAATTTTCGGAGGCTTCCAGAATTTTTTCTACAATTTTTTGGAAAATTTCTACAATTTTTTTGGAATTTTCTGCAATTTTTTTGGAAAATTTTCCCAAAATTTTTGCAATTTTTTTCAACTTTTGCGATTTCCCTATGATTTTTTCCGAAAATTTTTCCGAAAATTTTTCCGAAAATTCTCGCTCACAATCCGTTACGGTTCATCCGGGGTTCAACCGGGGTCTCGCCATATTGTAAGTTTACAAGTAGGTTTACACCTAAGTTTACACTTATACTTATAAAAATTTTACAATCTACGAAATTTGAGGACAGCCACTTTTACAACTTTGACAGCCACTTTTACAGCTACTACAGCTACTAATAGGTTTTTACAATTTTTTGAAACCTTACGCCCACTTCCCAAACCTTTTCGCCTCGCCGCCGTGTTTTCCCAACCATAGCTCCGCCGTTCCAAAGGCACCAACGGCCGTCCCTCCCCTCGCGATGGCGGAGGTATGTGGGCAATACGAGGGATTATAAGTAGGATTACAAGTCTTATTGTAAGTCAGCTTACGAGTTAACGACCGGGGCGAAAGC